ACTTGATTCCATACTTTATGACTCACTCGATCCCCTACTTGCTCCCCTACTTGATACTCTACTTGACTACTTAATTGCTCCCATACTTGATTCCTCACTTGAATACTTACTTGCTCCCATACTTGACTACTTACTTGATTCCTTAGTTGATACTCTACTTGACTACCTGCTTGATTATTTACATTCTTCATAACTTTACATTTTGTTTTACTTGATTCCTCACTTGACTACTTACTTGATTCCTTACTCGAATACTTACTTGCTCCCATACTTGACTCCATACTTGATTCCTTACTTGATAACATACTTTATTATCTACTTGATTATATACTCGATCACTTACTTGCTCCCATACTTGACCCCATACTTGATTCCTTACTTGTCCTTTTATATTCTTCATAACTTTACATTTTGTTTTACCTGGTTTTCTAAATATTTCGCGGGGACACCACATAATACATAATCCCAGCATAACATATAATAATAATAATAAACATGACAAAGATACAACATTAAAATAACATATCCAAACATTAATAACAATAAAAAATAAAAACATCCAACATAACATTAATACATTTATACTATCATGTATACTATCATGTCCTCCATACATCATCCAATATAACATGTAATAAAGACATCAATAACAATAAAAATAAAATCATAATCAACATGATAGTAACATATAATGCAATAAATAAAAAATTAAATAAAAAACATGATAAAATAATATATCATTTATTTTACCATTCCCCTAAAATAAAATACCATCATGACAATCTTCAAAAAAATCATAGTAACATGATATTCAATGAGTAATATAACATGAAATAAAAAAATAATACAAATAATGTCTATCCCATGTAAAAGCCATGTTGGAAATGATGTTAATTTATCGTAAAATGTGCAGCAGAAAATACGCTCTATAATGTATGTAAACTTGAAGTGCATTCCTAGTAATTGATGAGGTAATTGGTTGTTTGTGAGCCCCGTTTTCACACCGAATGCCTTTATTTCGCACACAGAGGCCGTCTAAAAGACTCTAGGTGCAACCCTTCGTCTAGTTCCACCCACCATGAGAAGATGCAGCAGAATGAACGCTACATGCCTTAAAATTGATTCTATGATGTCTATGGGAAATTCATTTTAAACACATATTTAATATTAAAAAAACATGCATAATGATGGATTTTTTCATCATTTTGTGCATTTTTTAGACATTTTGTGCATTTTTTAGACATTTTGTTGTGCATTTTTAAGGATTATCGATAAAAAATAGCATTGATTGTCAACGTTTTATGATTTTTTATATTTTTTTCAACATAGGGAGATAGAAAAAAATGCATTAATTCCATCTAAAAAGCATGTTTGAAAATATTATATCATTGACAATCAACATTTTACATTTTTTTTATATTTTTTTCAACATAGGGAGATAGAAAAAAGAAAAAAGGGCCGGATTATAACTTGGCCGGCCCTTTTCCGTTAGATTAAAATTAGTACACTTGCAATTAGGGACAAGCTAGATACAATTAGGAGCCATCCTGGTACATTCTTTTCCCATGCTGATGATACTGATCCGGATGGTTCTTTTGATGCTAAGATTACAACTCCCATGATTCCAAAAATAAGTGCAATAACTGATAATAAAACAAAAACACTAGTTGATAACATGATTAAAACATTTATTGATTGAGAATAAATACTGATTTTGGCTACGTTTTACTACCGGAGTTGGTTTAGAACGGTAAGTCATCATCGGATAGTAGAGAATCGGATGTATTGGACAAGCTGGCTACCTCAAATGAATCATCGAATACATTTTCTTTAGCTTTCTTTTCCGGAGCTTTGTACGCTTGTTTGCTTGTGGCATCGTCTTTCTTATATGTGTCGATGCTTATTGCGTGCGTTCTTAGCTTTTCTCCTTCTTTAATATCTTTTAGGGGCCATGCGATGAGGGGTATGTATTTCTTTCCGGTCTTTTCCGACTCATATACAAACTCCATAACTTCCGGATCCTTCATGCACATTTCGAACAGGTCGGTGATGCAGAGGTTCATTCCAAAGCCGGTCGAATCTTTTGTGTTTATCAACCTGCCGTTTCCTACAAACTTTTTCTTTTTAGCTTCCATGATAATTTTTGGGGGGTTAACCTTTTTTTATTGATAATTTAAACTCTTCTATGCCCTTAGCAACCTTTTTTGTGATCCACGGGAAAAGCTTACCGTTCTCTAACATGTCGAACCATTCAATCTTTTTTGATGGTCTATGAATGGCTGCAATGTATGTCATGTGTGTTTTGACTGCCGGTTCATAATCACCGGTTATAACATACAATTCTATTCCGTCTGTTTGAAGTCGTTTACCGCAGTATCTAACACCGTTCGCAATGATAGACATTTCATCGTAACATCTTTCTAATATGTTAGCCGGTATATTACTATTGTTATTCATATTAGATGTCGTTAGAATTATTTTCAATGTCTTTATTCAAGGTATACATGTAGTGACTTTTTAAAACGTATGTCGCTACTCCGTATTCTTCTTCCTGTTGCTTCATTACTTTTAGTTCTCGTTCTTTCTCCTGTATTTTTTTAGAGTAAGTGTAATTCTTTTTCGTTACCTTAGTTATTGTTACTTCTTTTGTTGATATGGATGATAAGTCGATATCGCTTATCGCCTCCGATATTTTTTCCCTAAGATCCGTTTCTTTTTCTTTGAGAATCTTTTGTTGTCTAATGAGGCTACCAACCTGGTTTATCCATTCCGTTACTTCATTTTTCATAATTTCATTTATTTATTTGGCAAAGATAAAACATTCTATTGATATATGCAACACCTGGTCAAAGTTTTTTTCGCATAAATTTTTCCCATCTATCCAGGATGCGTTCTTCAATTTTCCGCGGGGCCATTTTTTTCAGCCCCGCGATTAATTTATGCCGGTAGGGTTAATATACCTTTACATGATTTATAATATTTTCCTTTTTCAGAATCTATTTCTATTTCATGATTTATCTCATTTATGAATTCTGTAAGTTTTGGAACTTTTACATTTTCAGATACTTTCTCCATGTAATTTAAAAACACTTTTGTATCTTCTTCCGTTTTCAATAAGAATGCCTGCATGTTCTTTTCTTCATCTTCAAACAATGGAAAGAAGAATACATTTGTCACATCTTCCGGATCTTCTAGTAACAGGTAAGCCGTACATAAATAATTTGAATCTGGGAATGTTTTAATAGATGTAATGACGTTATTGAATATAGACATCTTATTATCTATGGACTCTCCTAATGATAATGAATCTAATGATATGAGATCCTTTGTTTCTAATTTTTTAGACATGTTGTGAGATGTTTTTAATTTGTTAGTAAAAAGAACTTCACCGCCGAAATTAGGTCCCCGAAATTCTTGTAGTGGCCTCCTTCAAAGTAGTATCGTTTTTTCCTGTCGTTGTAAATCACTTCCTCTTCCCGGCCGTTAAAGGCTACTACAAGGTTATCCTGTTTCGGTTTGATGAAGGTTAGCATGTGATTTAATGTCTCTACGAAATCATCATGTCTGCTAACAATTACGTATTCGAATTTGTTTTGATCAGGCACAAAGAAAACCGTGTTATTGACTATAGAATAAATCGGGCAATCTGTACTATCCGTTTGGCCGTAAGATAGTAAAGATACGAATAATAAAGCACATAAACTAATTTTTCTCATATAATTTTTTGTTTGTTTTTTAAAAGGAAGACAGGATAACCGGAGAGATTAGAGCCTGTCTTCTAAATGCACCACTTAAACTTTGCTCTTTATAAACCGGTCTGTTCTAATATTTTCCGGTGTGTTGTATTGTCTATCGAATCATACCATTTTAAAAACCGTTTGATCCCTTCTCTATATTTTACTTTTGGTTCGTAACCTAGATTTTTCAGCGGGGCTACATCAGATGCAGTAAATAAAACATCTCCGTCTTGCATCCGTTCAAAATTCCGCAGGGCCCCAATACCAATCTCCTCCTCCAGGACATCAATAAAATCTAATATCTTAATACTCTCATTGCTACCTATATTATATAACATGTACTTGACATCCGTTTCATTTTTAATCACAATATTAATCCCATCAATAATATCATCAATGTAAGTAAATTCTCTAAACATCTCTCCATGATTATAAATGTCAATAGGAATCTTATTATAGATGTTATATGTAAATTTATAAACCATCATATCTGGTCTACCCCATGGACCATACACTGTAAAGAATCTAAGACCTGTAGTACGCATGTTGAACAAATGACTATATACATGTGCCGTCAATTCATTCATCTTCTTAGTCGCTGCATAAAAGGATACTGGCCCATCCGTTCTATCATCTGTACTAAATGTCATATCCATGTTATCTCTCATTCCATATACACTTGAACTAGATGCATACACTAAATGCTTTACATCATATTTCTTACATGCTTCTATAATGGTTAAAAATCCCTGGACATTTGATCGGGCATAGAGATCCGGATTTTTAATGCTAGATCTCACTCCTGCCTGGCCCGCAAGATTTATAACCATGTCAAACTTGTGAAGAGAGAATATAGGTTCTACCTGATCCCTGTCTGCTATGTCTACGTTGTGATACTCAATGCCCTTCGTCTTATGCAGGTTATCCAATCTCATTCTATTTAATAACCGGGCATCGCTTCTCTCAAAGAAGTCCACACCTATCACTTTGTGCCATTGGGTTAACATAGAGTGTGCTAGATGACTGCCTATAAATCCTGCGACGCCCGTTATTAGTACTTTCATTTTAGTTATTTTTTTGTAGTCAGGACAGATTCTAACCTGTAAGAGTACACGCCCTCTTAATTATTTAAAATTTAATATATAAATGTTTCTAAAAATCCAAAAAAACTAACACCCTAATTTATCCAACTTACAGATGTTATGGCTGTCCCCCTAGACAAGGGGTTAGGAATAGTCATTTCGTCCTAACGAGGTCGGGTTGACACCCCCTGACGTTCTCCCTATACGTCAATGTACGTACCTATACAGTAATCACTCTGTTTCATCATATTAGGCATACTATCTGGTGATTAACCAGAACGTGTGGTCAGAATAGGATTTGAACCTATATTATCAAGCTATTACCCCTGAGGTGTTACCAATTTCACCACCTGACTAACCCCTTTGTTTATCTTCAGAGAACGGGTACTCTTGCACAACATTTAAGCTGTTGGTAGTCAGGACAGGATTTGAACCTGCCCCGACCATTTTATTTACTAAGAAAACGGTCTATGCACTATGTCTCCCTTGTCTTCTATGGAGAGCATTACATAAGCATCATCCTCACACCATGAATTCCAACCATCGTACCAATCATCTTTTGTGTAGTTAGTCCACTTAGCTGACCTGTCTCTATTTATTTCATCTAAGACATCTTCTATATACCATGTTAATTCTTCATTAGATATAGGGTCTAACATAGTGAATACAAAATCATTGACATTTCTGCCTGGTAAGAAATCATCTAAATACTTGAATATTGCCATTTTTTAAGTTTTTCGCGGTGACTAATAATTAATATTTTTTACAAGAAGTTAGAATTTCATGACACAACTCTTCTGGAATTCTGCTTCTTTCATAAGAACCCTTCCTTCCTTGAGTTCCTGTCTTTGAACCTCTAGGAGCAGGGGTATGGTGACATTTCTTATTACCATTTTTACATATTGGTCTAGGAACCCAATCTTCTGAATTAGTCCATATATCTGTAGGCTTCGCTCTGTCGTCTCCGTACTGGCAATACCATACTGTATGTCTTTTAAATTCTTGCATCCATGGCATCTTTCTTAACATGCCTCTTGGATTCTCTATGAAGAAAACCATGTTAGGATTAATCTCTAACCATTCCTTTATCAATGATATGAAATGTTGATTAGTGATGTCGCACTCGCTAGCGTACTTGCTCTTCGGCTCTACGCCATTTCTGTGAGTAGATATAGCAGCAATAGTGTATGTTGTACAATCTGGAGATGCCCAAATAATATCTGGAACAAACGGAACATCTTCTTTCTTTAGTTTTGAAATGTCTATCTGCAAATCAATACCATCAAAGTTTTCCCAATCAACAGAGAATACGTTCATGTCTAATTGAGCAGCAGCTTTGCCAATAGACTTACTGCCTGCGAATAATTCTAATACGTTCATCTTTTAGTTTAGTGGTTAATAATATGATACAAAGATAGGGGTACCGGATCTACTATACAATACCCCTATAGTTAATTTTTTGTTAATTAGCGTAGATGTTTGTATTCCTTCTAACTTCCTTGCTAATCTTGTAAGTACCGAAGTAATGCATTTTAGCCTTAGAGAGCAATCGTATGGCCTCTTTTTTAGTGTAGGCAGTAACACAAGCGGCACCACAATAAAAGCCATTAGAATCAATCCTTGTGCCATTTAGGATAGCTACCCATTCCTTATTATTTCTCATATTATTTTTTATAGTTGTTTAAAAATTCGGTGTACACATGGTCATACAATACTTCATCGGAATCATCTAAAATATTCATGTCAACATTCTCTACAATCTTACATGTCAATGCATCCAAATTTTCCATGATAGACTCAAATGAACCCATCATGTGAGTAAATAGTAGGACATCTTTAGCATCTTTTGTTCCAAGTTTTTCTGATGTCTTATCGTCCTCATTCATGATTTCATTACAGATGTTTGATACATGATAGGAAACAATCTTGAATAAATAAGAACTTCTGTCAATGTTCATTTTTTTTAGTTTAGTGGTGAATAAATATAGTGCAAAGATAAGGGTATCGGATATACTATGCAATACCCTTATCGTTAATGTTTTGTTAATCTTCGTCCTCGTCGGAAAGGGGAACATATCCTTCCTCATTTTCTAGAGCATCGGTAATTGAATACCATATCTGCTCCATGGTCGCTCCGTTGGTAAGAGCATCATTTAATATTCTATGAGCATCTTCCACACTTGCTCCCTTGTGTAAGGATTGTACGTCCTCAATGTGCCATAGGTTATCAACAAAGTAACCATGGTCTCTTAATACCTTTTTTGCATCTTCTACTGCGTCCATTTTTTTTTTAGTTTAGTGGCGATTAATTCAAAACAATATTATTCGAGCATCTCTTTCGGTTATATAGCCAACCTCTAAGGCTATGTCACAACCATTCTCTAATGCTTTCAAAAGGTCTTCGTAGGATTCGCATAGTCCTTCGCTTAGGTCGTCATCTAGTACATAGATAGAGCCGTCGAATAAACCTGACTGATAAACTTCTTTAGCTTTATCGGTAATCAATAACCATACAAAACCATCAACAATTTTAATTTTTTGGTTGTCCATTTTTTTTAGTTTAGTGGTGAATAAATATAGTGCAAAGATAAGGGTATCGGATATACTATGCAATACCCCTATCGTTAATGTTTTGTTAATCTCCGAATTCCTAGAAGATGTTCTCATCTTGGAAGTACAACTCAATTGCATCAATAATTGCTAACGAGATTTGATCCGTGATATCTTCGTTGGTAAGAGCCATTTTTAAAATCTTTTGAGCATCTTCATCGCTAGCCTCCATGTAGTTAAATTGAACATTCTGGATATGCCATAGGTTATCAACAAAGTAACCATGGTCTCTCAATACCTCTTTTGCATCTTCTACTGCGTCAGTATTCCTAGACCGTCCGATTTCTATTGCAATTTCAAGACCTCTCTCTAATGCATCAATAAGTTCTTCATAGGTCTCTATAAAGTCTGTTTCTACATCGTCATCATATAGCGCGTAGATAGAGCCATCGAATAAACCTGACTGGTAAACTTCCTTAGCTTTGTCGGTAATCAATAACCATACAAAACCATCAACAATTTTAATTTTTTGGTTGTCCATTTTTTTAGTTTAGTGGTGAATAAATATAGTGCAAAGATAAGGGTATCGGATATACTATGCAATACCCCTATCGTTAATGTTTTGTTAAAAGGGTAAGTTGGTATTTAGAATGTTAAGACCTTCTTCTCTCTTCTGCTTGCATAGGTTTCTTAAGTAATTAGAACCTTGCTCAGTCATTAACAAGTCTTCTATTTTTGTACGCTTACCGCCTACAAGTACTTCAAGCAAATTGTAGAAGTTTTCTGTACCAATACATAACCCCTTACTAAAATCCTTTTCTCGTTTTTTCTTATAATAGTCTTTTAACCAAGAATTGAACAGTTCATCTACTACATTCTCTACGCTAGGCTTACCTACATAATTATCATTGTCAGGAAGAGTTTTACAGTAAGACTCCATTTGGCCGTACAACTCTCTATCGCCTATACAATAACAGTAGGTATATCCCCCCATTCCATCATTTTTACAGTACCCTACTTTCTTTCCGTTAAAGAAAACATTTGCTTGGAAACAACAAGTCTCTTGTGAATTCCATTCAGAGAATTTAACACTCTTTAATTCAATCTTATTCATTTTTTTAGTTTATGTGGTGAATAATATAGTGCAAATATATGGGGGATATTTGAGAAAGTCAATACCCCCCTATTTTAATTATTTCTTAATTTTCCGCGGGGCTACCCTCTCTATATATCCTAATCATTTCTTCCATGTCTTCAGCATCAACATAAGAATAATCTTCCTTAATTTGTTCTTCACTTTCAATAAATCCCTCTTCAACATCAATAACAAAATCTTCAAAAAAACCATCAGTACCTAAATGCTTATATTGATATTCCCTATAAGACATTTCAACTATACTCAATTCATCCCCATTTTCATCAATATCTATAATACCTGCAAAGCCCATCCCTGGCTCTGAATATTCAATCCGTCCGTTCACTCCGTACTTCTTACATACTTTTTGAACAAATTCATTACATGGACTCCAAGCCGTTTCACAATTAAAATAATCATGTTGCTCCATTGTATCCCTAATGTCGTCATCCATCATCACACTCCATTTAGTACCGAACTCCGCATTCCATACATCATAATTCCATTCACTCTTAATGTCCGTCAATGCAGTGAACATGCAATGACCATCCTTAATCATGCTAACATCTTTTTTCAATGTCTGCATAGCTTTTTCCGTACCTTCAAATGAGATACAATTTGAACACCAATTTGGCATAATCTAAAAATTTAAATGGTTAATAATATGTCGCAAAGATAATAACATTCTATCTAATATCATAATCATAGAATGAAAAATATATGTTAAATAAATGTTAAAATGAAATGCAGTAAAATGTAACTCATACTATATCTCATCTATTCCCTATCATCTAATTGACATTGCAAAAATACACCCCATTTCCCTATTATCCTAATTTCAAATGTTAAAAGGATCTAAGAAAATGTTAAAAAAATGTTAAACCCGAATCCCCACACATTACTGGCCATGCTGGAAAGAGGGGCCTGGAAAATTTACTCGGGCAAGGCTTTGCCTTGCCCGAGCGAAATTCACTAGCAACAAAAAAACTCCTGACATAGACTGCCAGGAGCGAACCACTTAAACTTATTAACCTTTGGAAGTCAGGGCAGGACTTGAACCTGCAAGGCTACCGCGCTACCGCGTTGATACTTTTTTTATTTAACGTGAGGATAGCGTAACCTCATTACAGTTTTTTAGCGTCTACCTTCCGCCACCTGACTTATCATTTACTTATTAATTATTTCCTTTTTTCATAAGAATTAAATACATCACTAGATGGGATATAATTAGCCTCGTTCTTATAAAACAAAGCTGCATTAATTATAGCACTAATAAGTTCTTCTTCAGTCAAGTACACAAGTTCTGATGAATCAAACTCGTCTGAAAGTAAGTCTTCTAAAGTAATTACTAAATCTTTTCTAGTAAGATTTTTTAGTTCTACTAACATAATTTTATAATTTAAAGTGGTGATTAATAATCTTCTTCGATACACTCGATATGAAATGCTATTACATCTTCATCATCTTTAGTAAGAGTGCCAGCTTTAGCTCTCTCCAATAATTCAATTAATTCATTATAATCATCAAACATTTTATCTTCTTCTTCTTCGTCCATATAAGGTGAGTATATCATACAATGAGGATTGTAGGTTTCAAACCAAGATTCTAACTTATCTAACATTTCATTGTCTAGCTGCATGATTTAAAATTTAAAGTGGTGAATAATTATAGTGCAAAGATAAGGGTATCGAATATACTATGCAATACCCTTATCGTTAATGTTTTGTTAAAACTAGTATATTAGTTTTTTCTCTTGAATTAATAGTTCTGTGATGTCCTTTATATCTCTACCTAAGATATGGAGCTTGATTACATCTTGCCCTAGTTCGATGATTTGAGAAACAGATTCTAGGGGGTATTCCTTATAAGAAGAATGCTCTAACCATCTTTTGCCTATCCTAATAGTTCCCGTAAAATTGCAAGATAATTTTCTTCCACAACTTTCAAAAGGAGCGGCAAGATAGATTTTTATATATCCTCTACCATGGCCAAACATTAAAGATTCACTAATCCCGTTATAATATAAAGTGATTTCATAATCTCCTCCACAAGCTAAATGAGCATACAGATTGTTGTAACCATTAACTTCAAAATAAGGTAAATCTAATTTATCCATAACATTGGATAGTTCACCATAATAACTAAGCACAAGTTCTTTGAATCTTTTAATAACTTCTAGATTGTGAGAGTCTATATCTCTTACATTCTGATTTGACTCTTGAATCAAAGTTGACAAATTAAATACAGACAAATCAATATTGCCTTTGGTGGCTTTTAGTTCAAACATAATAAATAAATTTAGTGGTTTAAAATATAGTGCAAAGATAAGGGTATCGGATATACTATGCAATACCCTTATCGTTAATGTTTTGTTAATTTTCCGCGGGGATTTTTAACTCTTATATTCCCCCAATCCCATACCGTCAGGAATAGAATCAATACACAATTTATAGTCAACCGAAACAATGTGAGAAATATCCCTATTATCAATATCTTCCCCCAGAAAAGTCCAATTAGGAGCAACTTTAGGATTGTACTTAATTTTAAAATCAGACTCTTTAATAAAATCAGAATATCTAATCTCTAAATGATTACATAAAATCCATGCACATACAACCTTAGTACTTTCCCCATTAAAAATCTTAGTAGCTAATTTCTTATTATTCTTTAAAGTGCATCCCATCATGATTAATTGAACTTCACATGGATTGTAATATGTGACAACTCCATTATTGCCAATCACTCTCCATTTCATATAATTTTCTCCACGTTGTAAAGAGAATCTAACTTTAATCCTTTTCATGTTTTTTAATTTAAGTGGTTAATAATCTGATGCAAATGTAGGGGGAATATTTGATAAAGTAAATACCCCCCTATGTTAATGTTATGTTAATGGATTACATTGTAAATATTCTTAGCTTTCTTTCCACCTTCACACAATCCACATTTAGCGCAGCTTACTTGCTTTTCTTTTGCTATGGTTGGTGCTGATGGACAAAGGATAGCACCTTCAACCTCACTAGCATTGTAAGACCTGAATCCAAGGCCTTCGGCTAATTTTACGTCAAAGATATTATGCGTACTAGCCATTAAGTATTTTGCATAAGGCTTATTCTCTGGTTTGTGCCATTGGTGAGTATAGCCTGAAACCTTACCAACCAAAGGCCTTATTTGTTCTATCAACTCAAAAGGTAATAATGTAGGCTCTCCATACGTTCCCAATCTAGCAAAGGATATTTTAACCTTTTTTGTAACGCTCGTAATTTGTTCCATTACGCCTTCAGCTCCTTCCGGAATTAATCCGTTATCCAAACGCTTTTTTAAGGCTTTTAATTTTGCAATCAATCCCCATGCTAGGGATCCGTTCGCATGGGTATAGCAACCTCCTGACTTTCCGTCGTTTGCATTATAAGAGAACTTACAATCAAAACATACCTTTGAGTCATTTTTTAGGCTACCTTCATTAATCTGGTCAATAGAAAAATGATAAGTTTGTAAGATAATTTCGCCTTTTTTAGCGAGCTTCGGAGTGGCACTAGGCTTGATATCGATACAGTGGATAACGTCGCCTAATCTGAAATTAATTTGCTTAAGCATAACTTGTGTATTTAAGTGGTTAATAATCTGATGCAAAAATAAAAAGTAATTTTCTATTTTCCAAATTTAAGGCAAACTTTTTTTAAATTATTTTTTTGCCTTTCTAATTACTCTCTCTCTTAACAACACCACAAAGATAAGCATAAAAACAATACCTAGTAGTTAAGGGAGTGTTAATGTTTTCCCTATTTTAGTTAAGGAAATGTTAAGATCCGCCCCTGCAAAAAATTACTCGGGCAGGGCAAAGCCCTGCCCGAGCGAAATTCACTGGCATGAAAAAACCCTCCCGGAGTTAACCAGGAGGGTTTTTATTTACGAGTGCATATTCACTAAGACAACAAAAGTAAATTTGCCATTAGTGTATAATTCAGAAATACCAGGTTCGTCAATACTTCCGTCATAAAAAGTATCTGACCATATATCAACTTTAGTAGGGTCTGAAAGACTTGCTATTTCAGATTGCTCTTTGCAATAATTAGCGGCACATCTCCAATCAAAAGGATGAACTATTTCAGTATTCTCTAAATTAGACACCTTAAGGAATGCTTGCTTGTAGTAATCATTTACCTCTGTTAAAAAATTAAATCTATTTGGGTCATTAAGTAATTCATCCTTAGTTATCCATTTCTCATCAAAAGATTCAGAGAATGATTTGTCTTCTTTGCAATGAGAACCCATGATAGTAAACCAATTATTCTCTGTACCCCAATCAAATAGATAGTCCTCAACAATGCCAATAGCGTCGGAATGAGAATCAGCTTTTGTTCTAATTAAATGCAGATTGTGCATAATTTTAAAATTTAAAGTGGTGATTAATATTTTACAAAGATAGGAGGAACATTTTACATTTCCAAACATTCCCCCCACATTTTTTTAAATTAATTTGCGAACTCCATAGAAAGATTAGCTAACCTCTCATTGATAATTGCAGTCTTGTTTGGGTCTTTCAATGCAGAATATTTTCTTCTACCTGCAAACCCATTAATCAATTTTTCTTGAATGCGATTCTGAATTGCCCAAAGCGTATTTTCATCATCTGCGAACCTTTCTGACGCAAGTAATACCTTAGCCTCATTTTCTGTAAAGGCTCTCTTAAAACGCAAAGCAGCAGCCTTCATGGCGAATTCAATAGCCTTTTCTTCGGTCAAGTTTACAGACATTTGCTGCAATACATATTCCTCGAGTTTAGGTAGCAATTCAAAAAAGTTGGCTACAATCTCACCTGAAATAACTTTCTCTGAAATATCGATTGCCTTCTTTCCAAAATGCCTTATTTTGAAAATCTTAGATTCAAATCTTGAATCCGATACAGTTAGTCCGTTTGAGCATACTAATCTAAATATCCCCATTGAACATTCAAACCCAACCGTTCCGTCAAACGAATTACGGATAACGACCTCTGGATATAAGGTTTCACCATTTAAGATTAATTCCTTATTGTACCTCATTCTAATAAGGTGCGCGGAACTTTTAGCACCTTTCTTTTTAGTCTGAAAGCCCGAAAGCTCAAAACCATTAGACTGAAGGTCATTAATTAATTTCTTTGAGCTAATAGCTACATACTTTGCGCTTAGATTTGCGCTTACTTCTTCTGTGAAAAGCATACATTAAAAATTTAAAGTGGTTAAGAATCTGATGCAAAAATAAAGAGTAATTTTCTATTTTCCAAATTTAAGGCAAACTTTTTTTAAATTATTTTTTGCCTTTCTAATTACCCTCTCTCTTTATAACACTACAAAGATAAGTATAAAAACAATACCTAGTAGTTAAGGGAGTGTTAATGTTTTCCCTATTTTAGTTAAGGAAATGTTAAAATCCTGGTCCTGCAAAAATTACTCAGGCAGGGCTTTGCCCTGCCTGAGCGAAATTCACTGGCATGAAGATCCCCGACGGACACTAAATCCGACGGGGCAAAAAACAAGTCATGTATTCTTACCTTAGCTTTGCTCTAAAATAATTAAAAACTTCGGGGATATCTTTCTTGTAATACGGTTGATTATCCTTAAGCCATTCCTTTAGTTCTTTGTCATTTTTAAAAGGTGCTGTCCAGGAATGACTATTAATAATTCTATTAAAAGTGGGCTCAAGTTCATCTATAAAATCTTGAACTGTCCAACCTTCCCAAATATGTTTATTATTCATTTTACTTTTTTTAAGTTTTTCGCGGGGATTAATATAATTTAAAGATAGGGAGAACATTTATATTTTTAAACATTCCCCCATCTTTTTTAAATCCTATCCATATATAATTTCATTTAAAAATACAATCTGTAAAACAACATCTCCAGTAACTGCATCATCATTATCATTTATCATGTCTAACAGATGGTCTAAGGGAACATTCTTAACTCTTTCATGTACTGTATCTAATGTAATATATTCTGTATCCATTCCACCTTCAAGGTCTTTCAATCCAATTCTAACTCCATCTCTTAACATTTGCATTAAAACATCTTCATAACATGGACTACTCAATTTAGCCTTAGCATTATTGTAGTCAGATTGTTTGTACTTTAAATCAAGTCCATATCCACTACACATATAATCCAATGAATTACATAAAGCATTGAAAAAAATCTCTTCGCTCAATTCATTTGTAAGCGAAACTTTTAAACCTTCTTTGTTCATTTTTTAAGTATTTAAGTGGTGATTAAGATATTGAAATTCTACTTATCTGTTTTCCATAATTTGACTAATCATAATATCCATTGCTTCCTTATGCGTGAGAATGTTTCCAAACTCTAACATACTTTCTTCATCATAATATACTCCATTTCTGTCATTCCATTTTAACCAACTAATTAAGCTTTCTCTTGTCCATTTGCTTAATTCCTCTCTTAATTGTGATTCATTCATAGAATCATCTAAGATTCCATAAAAATTATGTCTTGTTCCCATAGATACTTTATTTAAGTGGTGATTAATATAAGGCAAAGATAAGGGGAATATTTTACATTTCCAAACATTCCCCTCACATTTTTTACGCTAATTGAAAAACTTCTTTTGCTTTTAGATTCTGAATGCAGTCAACCTCAATCATTCTCAATTCAAACTCATTAGATTCCGTTTCTGGTTCTATTTCTTGCATTCTTTTAACTAATGCTAACCGATTCCGTTCTGTTGTTGCGTCTGGAAAACCCCATCTAACTTGTTTTCCTGGAATTAAGAAAATGCGTAGAAATTTCTTTAGGTTCTTTGGATTGTCGAATAAATGACCTTTGTTATCCAAAGCTCTAGCCCAACCTGGATTTACTACAACTTCCTCGCCCTCTCTATTCTCTAATCTTTTTTTGTAGGTGCTACCCAATTGGCAGGTACGAAAAGTAATGCAGCGCACTTCTTCGCGAGAAATACCATTAGCAGCCAACCAACCATAAGTTAGCTTTTTTGCTACCTTTTCTGCTGATGACTCATACTGGATAGCAGCAAAAGTGTTTCTAGGCGATAAGCCCTCGATGAAATTTAGAATACTCATAAGACTTGTTTATTAAGTGGTTTAAAATTATGATACAAAGATAAGGGTAAAATCAATACCTAGTAGTTAAGAGAATGTTAATGTTTTCCCTATTTTAGTTAAAGAAATGTTAAAATCCGCCCCTGCAAAAATTTACTCAGGCAGGGCGGAGCCCTGCCTGAGCGAAATTCACTGGCATGAAAGATCCCCGACGGACACTAAATCCGACGGGGCTAAAAAACAAGTTATTATATTTTTAGTAGTTTATGCCTCCTTCGCATCTACCGTTATTAAAAATTTGGTCGTCGCTTGGGTCTTCGTCGTAAATTGTTAGTATGTAATTTACAAATTTTTCTAAGTCCTTTTTTGATATACCGTTGAACCCGTCGAAGTCCTTAAGTTCTGATACCGTTTCTTTTGCAAGTATTATAAGCTCTTCGTTTATGTCGTTTTGAGAGCTTGCAGATATCCTACTGTTGATTGCCATAACTTTATAATTTTAAGTGATTAATAATATGTTGCAAATATAAGGGGAATATTTGAAATATCCAAACATTCCCCTATATTTTTTAGTGTTTAGGAATATAAATATTTTTTGCGCTTATTGAATTTCCCGCACAAAGTCCACAATTGGCGCAAGATACCCTTTTTTCCTTTTCTATCGTTGGTGATGATGGACACATAATACTGTTTTCTATGGTGCCTACATTGAACGTCCTGAAGCCTAAATCATTGGCTATTTTTGCCTCAAAAATATTATGCGTCGAAGCCATCAATAATTTAGCGTATTCCTTAAATTCCGGTTTGTTCCACTGATGGGTATAACCCGTTTTACGTTTTGCTAATTTAGATAAACCGTTTAACAAATCTAAAGGTAGTGTAACCGCTTCACCATACGAGCCAAACCGTACTAATGAAATATTTAGATTTTTGGCAGTCAATTTATCTAAATACTTGTTTAATAAAGGCAGTACGTCGCTATAATCTGTAGCTAATAAACCTAATTTATACTTTTTATTAAGAGAGCGTAATTTAGATTTTAAGCCTTTTAGCATATTACCTTTATGCGTATAACAGCCACCACTTTTACCGCTGTTTTGATTGTAGCTAAAAGGACAATCTAAACAATTTTCTTTATCTTGAGTAAAGTCATTGTTTATAACTTGCTGCAAATCATAGTGATACGTTTGTACAACAAAACGACCACCAAGTTTTTTTGTAGCCGATAATTTAAGGTCTATAGAATGTACTGTTTGACCTAAAATAAAATTGAAACCTAAGATTTTCATAACCTGTTTTTGTTTAAGTGATTAATTAATTGCATTACAAAGATAATACTATTTTTTAAATTTTAATAATAAGTTTAGTTAAAAAAGTGTTAATGTTTTCCCTATTTTAGTTAAAGAAATGTTAAGATTCGCCCCTGCAAAAATTTACTCAGGCAAGGCTCCGCCTTGCCTGAGCGAAATTCGCTAGCATAAGAATGCCCACCAAACCGTTCCGTTTGGTGGGTTTCTTTATTTATTAGTGAGCTAAAAGATATATCCCAGGTTGTCCCTTTGAAGGTCCGTTTCCAACAGGTATCGGCCTTATGGGCTTTTGTATTTTAAATTGGTTTTCAAACCGATTAATTTCGTTATCCAATTCATAGGCTACATCTATAAAATCGGTAAAATCTAAATTACCGTTTTCTGAAATTGCCTTTTTAATAGCCGATTGAAGAGTTTTTAAAGCGCCTTTTTTTTCTTTTAAAGTAACCATTTTTAAGTTTTTTGTGGTTTAAAAATTATAAAGCAAAGATAAGGGTATTGAATGTATTATGCAATACCCTCGGTGTTAACGTTTTGTTAAATTATCAGTACTGCAAATAATACAATTAGCAATATCCATAAGGACGAACCAATAAAAAATTTTGTTAACGTCTGTTTTACTGTATCGCCGTCGGCTTCGCTATTTAAAATCATAGCGTATAAACTAATCGGAAACCAACAGCCTAAAAAGAAAATTAAAATGAATAGGTACATAACTTGTTTATTTAACGCCTTCGCTTCATTGCGACTGCATTACAAAGATAATACTATTTTTTAAATTTTAATAATAAGTAGTAGTTAATAAGTGTTAATATTTTCGCTATTTTAGTTAAAGAAATGTTAAAATCCGCCCCTGCAAAAATTTACTCAGGCAAGGCGGAGCCTTGCCGGAGCGAAATTCGCTAGCGGATTGATTCGGACAAAATCCAGGATTTATAGGTAGCTATTATTTGAGGGGTTGAGCCGTAACTCAACCCCGAATTTCCGTTCTACAATCGGTTGTATTGAGACTTTGCGACTCTTAGCTGACCTTCTGTTAGAACATCCTTAGCCCACCTCTTGAAGGAAGCAAAGTTCACCACGGTATCTATGTCCCTACCGTTCTGGGTTACTCTAACTTTTTTTCCTAGTACAGAAGCTGAGAAAATGATTCTGATACCGTTCGATTCTAAAATGGTGCTTTTCATGGTACTTGTTTTTACGTTTAAGTGATTAATTAATTGCTTTTGATTGCATTACAAAGATAAACAAAAAAGTAATAAGTAGTAGTTAATAAGTGTTAATATTTTTGCTATTTTAGTTAAAGAAATGTTAAGATCCGCCGCTGCAAAAATTTACTCAGGCAAGGCGGAGCCTTGCCGGAGCGAAATTCGCTCTGACAAGGGTCCTTAAGTTTCCTTAGTTGCACTCACATTTTATGCGTAGTGTGTTTACGTCGACTTTGATACTGTTATACTCAAGGTCTATACCGTAGAACTTAACCGTTTCATTAATCAAAGAATCCGTTTTGGTAAACGTTCCAGGCATCTCCCATGACCGCGTACCTACTTTTTCTAAGTACTCCGTTTTGCCTCCGTTTGACTGTGGAACGCATACATAAACATAAATGATAATGATTATTAATTTGCCTAACATGATATATAATTTAAAGTGTTAAAAATTTGTTAAAGTAGGGTAGGCTTTCGCCTACCCCTTTTGGTTTACTTTGTGCTTAAGAATTGCCATGTAGGCGTCTCTTCGTAGGTTGCAATGCCGTTATTTTGCTCGTTGGTTTTACGCGTTTTAAGCATTTTTTCCAACGTTCTAACCCATTTTGAATATGCCCACGTTTTGTTCTTACGAATGCTTACAGTGAACCCACCTACTTTTAATAGGGTTAAGTTTTGGGACTGTAAACCTTCAATGATTTCAGCGCGAAGCGTTTTTTCCCTTGCTTCTAAAATTGATTTTGCAGCCAATACCTCTTTTAATTCAACTGCAACACTTTCTAAATTTTTCATAACTTTGTTTTTTAGTGCTCTCGCTTCATTGCGATTGCATTACAAATATACAACAAGATTTTTATATTTAATAACTTTTAGCAAATAAATTTCAATATTTTTTTAAATTGATCCGCAAAAAATTTACTCGGGCTTCCTGTTAGTCAGCCCTAGCAAAATTCGTTCGCTTCCGTTCGGTTCCGTTTGGGCATAAAAAAACCCCGAACCGTTTCCGGTCCGGGGCTGTTTGGTTTTAGAACTCTTGCCACATTTCTTGAGTGACGTCCTGCATTTCTTGTACCCATATATCGAATAAGGGGTGTTGAGATTCGTCGAACTGTTCCCATTGTTCCTTTTGGTACATCCCCTCCCAAAACTCAGATTCTTCAGGTAGTGCATCTATTTGTTGAGGGAAAAACTTTTCGGGGTGATAAGATAACAAAGACATAAAAATTATCTCTTCTGATTTCTTTGCCCAATTTTTGAATTCTTGGATAAAAAATTCAGGACCAATTGAAATTTCTGTACCGTCCTGTAATTCTTTTTGGCATTTCCGGAACGCTTCATAGAATGCCAATTTTGTATCTTCCTGCCCAACTCCAAATCCAACATAGACTTGAGCAGTGTTTAAAATTGGGAACATGGCATTGAATATTGTCGCCACATAATTCTGATTGTTTTCCATAAGGATAAAGTATTTAAGTGATTAATTAATGACTCAAAAATACAACATAAAACTATATAATCATAACTTTTACCTAATTATTTTGCTAAAAACACCATATTTGATCCGCAAAAAAATTACTCGGGCTTTCTGTTAGTCAGCCCTAGCAAAATTCGGCGGGGATTAATCATAAACCAATCCCAGCCGTAAACTACATCTATCATCATCTATAAAAACCAATACTTCATGCAAACTAATGCTATATAAATCCAAACTAAATCATTAAATATACATTTTAAATCAATCCTATCATCTTTACTTATAATGTTTAATAATTCCTTACATATATCCCAAATGTTATTAATGACAATGATAACCAATAATAATTTAATCCAGAATGCCCAATCATGAGGAACTGCATCAATGGATAAAAATCTCATTACATGCGTTCCAAATTGGATTGCATCATTATTCAAAAGAGATGATAGACTATTCATGTTAATGTGTTTGAAATGTGATATGATAAAATGTAATCCGTTCTAATGATAAAACGAACCCCGACCGTTATAAGCCGAGGTTCGTCCGTTCTAAATGTTTTTAATTATAGTGCCTATGATTACTAGCACAATCATTAATAACATTCCTACATAGAATGACACGCAAACAATCTCGATATGATTGTTTTTGATGTCGATTAACATTCTTTGAGTTCTCGACATAACTATTTGTTTAAGGGGTTTAAAAAGTGCCCCGCGATATAACCGCGGGGCTTTTTTGTTTAGGCCTTTTTTAAGCAATCCTCGATAAATTCTACGGCATTGTTCAATAACCTTTCTGTTGAATGCATGTGGACGTTTTCAACTTCATTTGGAAATTTACCTTTTAATCTGTAAAATTCCTCTCTTGTTTTTACCATAGATTCTAAGTACTTTTCCTGTGATTCTTTAGAACCATAGTACTTTTGTTCAACCATTGTTGAAATAATCAAATCCGCGAATACTTGGCTTACAATGAATGCTGACATAAGGATAAAATATTTAAGTGATTAATTAATGACTCAAAGATACAACCAGTTACGCTATATTCCTAATATTTTGTCAATTATTTTACCAAAAACACCCTATTTGATCCGCAAAAAATTTACTCGGGCTTTCTGTTAGTCAGCCCTAGCAAAATTCGTCGGCGTCCGTTTCGTTTTGATACGTTCCGTTTGGGCATAAAAAAACCCCGAACCGTTTCCGGTCCGGGGATTCTGTTTAGGAGTTACATAAAAAGCAGCCACTGATATTCTAACCCTCTTGCGAGTAAATAATCCCCAAAGGACATTGAGCCGTGAGTAGAAGAGTGACACACGCAATCGTGAATGTTAACACCTACCGCTGGAGTGATATGAGGGATTAAAGCCTGCTTCAGGAACCCTTTAACCGCGCCATTATAGGTGCAGTATGTTTTGCCGTCTCTTTCCTCAATTTCATAGGTGAACTGGCTCCACGCCGTGTAGATTAGCATGTAGCCCTCTTTCCAGATTATCTCCGCATAAGAGTCGGTAAACTCTAAATCTACCATTCTAGCTTTGTTACGGTAAGGTATCCCGTTTTCGTCGTGTACCATTTCAAAATCAGAGTATTTGTCAGATTGGCAATACTCTAATAGGTCTGCAATTGATTGAGAAATTTCAAATGTGATTTTCATGATGTAAAATATTTAAGTGATTAATTAATGACTCAAAGATACAACCAGTTAAGCTATATTCCTAATATTTTGGCAATTATTTTGCTAAAAACACCATATTTGATCCCCAAAAAATTTACTCGGGCTTCCTGTTAGTCAGCCCTAGCAAAATTCGTCGGCATCCGTTCCGTTTCGATACGTCCGTTTGAGCATAAAAAAACCCTGAACCGTTTCCGATTCAGGGTTTTATCTATCACTTACAGTTGTTGAATCTTAATCAACACTTCATCTACTTGTGAAGGTGATAAGTACCCAAGTACGTCGTCCGTTATGGGTGTAGTATAACATAACTTGTCATTTTTTAAGACGGCTAACTCATACAATCCCATATTGCCACCGTAGCTAAATGGGTGTTTTACAACACTAGCGCCGTAACCATTAGTAAATTCAATACGGCTAACGACTCCTCCCATTTTTGGTTCAAAAACTAAATCCTTAAATGACTTCATGATAATAAAATTTAAAAGTTAATAATATTAAAAAGTACGCGTTTTAGGTATGCGCGCCCCACCATTTTTTATAAGGGTGTCCCCTCCTTCTCTGTGATACGGTAATAAGTACCATTATCAAATTCAGTAACGTGTATTACGTTCCAGTATTTGTCTTGATTCTTGGCAATTGCGTTTTTTGCGCACTTCAAATACTTATAAAATTTAACTTTGTACAGCATAGCCGTAAATATTTAAGTGATTAACAATGACTCAAAGATACAACCAGTTAAGCTATATTCCTAATATTTTGGCAATTATTTTACCAAAAACACCATATTTGATCCGCAAAAAATTTACTCGGGCTTCCTGTTAGTCAGCCCTAGCAAAATTCGTTCGCTTCCGTTCGGTTCCGTTTGGGCATAAAAAAACCCCGAACCGTTTCCGGTCCGGGGCTTTTCTGATTTGATTAATGACCATAATCAAATCCGAAAAAAATCTTTTTGCCAGATTTCAATACATACTCAGATGTATGAATACCACAGCACATTTGATTAACTGATTTGATGAATTCATGTTCATCATCATTTATGGTGTAATTACCGATGAATTCATAATTATCATTGTTAAAATCATCAAGGGGAATGAGTTTTTCCACCTCAATTAACTCTTCAATAGTAATGTTTGATCCGACACCCATTACTCTTTTAAGGAAGAATACATTTGGGTCATTGGATTCAATAATTAATCTAGCTTGTGCTAGTGCATTTTCTAGTTTTCCTCTCTCAGATGGGTTCGAGATTGCATCATTAATTTGATTAAATAAATAATCAATTGCATTTAATGCCAACTCAATTTTAATTTCCTTATTCATAACAAAATATTTAAAAGATTAACAATGACTCAAAGATACAACCAGTTAAGCTATATTCCTAATATTTTGGCAATTATTTTGCTAAAAACACCATATTTGATCCGCAAAAAATTTACTCGGGCTTCCTGTTAGTCAGCCCAAGCGAAATACGCTAGCCCTCTTTGGCTACGTTCCATTGAATAAGAGAGAGCCTCCGTCCGTTTCCGTCCGGAGGCTTCCGTTCTACTCTTCTTCCTCTTCGTCCTCTTCCTCTTGTCCCTCAATTAATTCACATACTAAGAGGTCCGCCTCATAGTCATCAAGTAACTCCTCGGTTACTAAGGTTCTTAAAAACTCTTCGTGGCTCATAACTTTAATTTTAGTGGTTAAAAATAGCCCCGCGTTTTACCGCGGGGCTTTTTTCTAGCATTTAGAATAGAACAAGTGGAAACTTGAACGCTCTTCTGGTGTTGCCAAGATAGCTTCTGTCTTGCGTATGTCATCAGGAGCATCACCTATGGCATACTTTTCAACTGAAACATAAATCATACCTTCGCGAGTAATACCGGCCCATTTACCAGTTTTTAACTGAATAAATTTTGAAGCCTTAACTTCAGAAAACTTTACTTCGTACATAACCTGATTTTTTAGCGCAGCCACCCCATTGCGACTACCCTACAAATATACAACAGAAAAGCATAAATTCATAACATTAGTACATATATTTTACCAAAAACACCATATTTGACCCTCAAAAAATTTACTCGGGCTTCCTGTTAGTCATCCCTAGCAAAATTCGTTCTGTCCGTCAATTCATCCGTCCATCTATTCGTTCTATCCGTCATTGCATCTATCCGTCTTTTATATGGGTCTGTCCGTCGGTGCCGTTCTATTGTGCTGTTCTGTTTGTTTTTTGCGGGGAACTATCATGTACATATAATATCAATCCAGAAATATAATACATCTTTTATAAACATTCAATTATACATCACTTACATTATATAACATTTAATATAACATCTATCATAACATCTAAACTACATTATATCATATCATCTTATATACATTATCCTATACATACATCTAATAATACATCTATCTACCATACATCTAATATACAACATTTATATTACATATCCTAACATCTATCTATATAACATTAAATAAAAAATATAATATCTAATATACATCTATCTATCATCTAATATAACATCATTTAATCTATATAACATCTATACAACATAAGGTATATCATTTAATCTATATAACATCTAATATACATCTAATATACATGGTACATATCTTATCAGGCAATTCATTATATGTTTTATTATATCCTATTCATCTATCATCTATCTATCATCTATTGTATCATGTGTATCTAATGTATCTAATGTGTGTGATGTATGTAGTGTGTGTGATGTAATTGGGCCCCGCGATATTGTCCTGTCTATTGTATGCCTGTCTAATGGTCTATCTAATGCACTATCTAATGTGTGCCTGTTATTGTATGTGTGTGTCGTTGGGTGCCCCCTACGTCGTCGGGCGAAGCCCAGATCTAATAGGGTTAGAACCAGGCAAAAAAAAACCCCGAACCGTCACCGGCCGGGGTTTCTGTTTAGTTTGGATAGGTAGGTGGCACACCCTCCCATGACCCGCTAAGGTCTAGTTTATTTACTAACCATTGAGCTAACTTATTATTGTTTACCGCTGACTTAGGCAACCATACCAGTCTATTTAATTTTACCGCGCCGCCCCAATGAATATCTATATGAAGGATCTCACATTGGTATGCTTTCTCTGTTTCCTTTTGCACATAGGCGGCGAAGAAAGCGCCGTTTCTTTTAAACTCAATCGTAATCATAATATAAAATTTAAGTGATTAAAAAATTTACGCGTTGTTGGTATGCGCGCCCCACCTTTGATTTATCTATTTTCGTAGGCTTTTTCGTAGGCTTTGTTTTGTTCCTCTTCGTACAAGTTAGGAAACCATCTGTTAGTGACTGCCCATTCTACATTGTAAGCCGCATGGTCAAAATAACATGCAAAGTATTTTGTGTATGCTGTTTCTCTTTGGTATTGTTCGTCCTCAAGAGAGAACAACCTTTGTATTTCAAGGTCAATTAACTCATACCACAATTTATTATTACAAGCATACCTTGATGACTCGTTTTCGATACGATTTATAATACGATACCCATCTTTTTTTCCAATTTCTTTATTAATGTTTGCATAAAGAAGCTCAATGATGGTATTTTTTGAGAAATTAAAATTAATTATTGACATGACTGTAAATTTAAAAAGTTTAAAATAATTTTTTGAAATTTACGCGTTGTTGGTATGCGCGCCCCACCGACTTTTTATAGAGGTATTCCCTCTATTTCTGTTATTTGGTAATATATTTTACCAAAAAACTCAACTTTTTTATAAGAATTCACATATTTATGTGGATTCTTATTAATAGCGTTTACTGCACATTTGCGGTAAACATAAAATTTCACATTGTAAAGCATAACTAAAAATTTAAAAAGGTTAATGATTTTTTTAAGCGTGATTTATGCAATAGATTAAACAGTCCAATTCAATGGCAAATAGGATAACTTGTAAATATAACCAAAAAAATAGTAAAGTAGTATTTCGTTTATTTGGGTCTGTTTTTATGACCTTATCAATCCATATTATGAAATAGCCCAAAGATAGTAAAATCATTGTTATAGAGGCTAATAAGGACCAAAAAAGTTGTTCGTGTGTTAATGATGTTAATAAGTTAAACATAGCTAAAAAATTTAAAAGATTAAAAAGTGGTTAAAATTACGCGTTTTAAGTATGCGCGCCCCACTGTTTTTTTTAGAAAGTACCGTGTAAACCGGCGTTAGCCGTGTCTACAAATTTGCATACTACATAAAAAAGAGTAGCAAATAAAGCTAAAATAATAACGATACATACAATTTTTTGTGAAGTTTTCATAACAAAAAATTTAAAGGTTAAAAAGTTAATTTGTTAGTGCAAATCTAAAAACTTTTTTTGAAAGTAAAAACTATTTGCAAAGTTTTTTTAATTTTTTTTATTCCATACTTTACTTTATTTATGTTCCTCACATTGTAAGTAAAGCATTTTTCAGTCTTTCAAATATACGCGCTAAACTTTTTTAGTGCGTCGTACTTCGTAACCGATTAAGTACACCACAAATATCGGTTTTCAGATATTGGCTGTCAAGCATTAGGCTAAAAAAATTTTCAAAAAAAGGACCGATCCGCCAAAACCCGCATGGTTATTGGGTTCTAGCCTCCTGGATATTTTCGATAAGCTACAAAAAACGCAAATTTAACGTGCGCAAATATACCTCTTTTCATATCGAGGTCCATTTTTTTCCCTACTAGTTATTTATATACCATTTGAAGTAACTTACTAGGCAACCTATTAATTATCAGGCTTTTACGATTTTCCCTATACAGTTTCGGCACTTCTCCGGAATCAATATTTAAAAAACCGGCGGGAAAAAAAATTACCACAGATGTCTTTTGGAATCCATATAACATGAGACATACATCAAATAAAAATGACAAGATACATGAAATAGAAATTAAAAATAACATGAACTCAAAATGAAAATAAAATTTAAAATAACATGAAATATTAAATGAAAAAAGGATGAAAAATAACATTTAAGAAAGCATGAAATATAACTTTAAAAACAATGATAAGTAAATGTAGAGAAAATGTATAAAATGAAATGATGATAATATGTAAAATGAAATGAAATGAAAAAAGTGATGTCTCTAAATGTACTTATATGAGAGAAGCAACATGAAAAAATAATGATATGAAGAAGACTCCCAAAATGTTAATGAAGGAAGATGAGATAAAGATGTTTGAGGATGTAGTGAGGAATTGCGGTTTTTATTTTGAATTTGGATGCGGGGGGAGTACTTTTCGGGCGTGTGAGTTAGGGGCAAAGAAGATTGTTTCCGTAGAGTCTCAAAAAATGTGGATAGATGAGATTAAGCAGTATGAGCAAGTAAAGGTCCACCCAGATATAACTTTCCTGGCTATTGATATTAATGCTGGAGATATGGGTAGGCCGATAAATAATACCAAGCAAAACAACTTTCCTTTGTATTCTTCTGCTATTGACAACTACAAAAACATTGATGTTGTATTAGTTGACGGTAGATTTCGTGTAGCATGTGCCTGTAAAGCTGTCATAAATCGCGTACAATCAATTTTAATACACGACTTTACTAATCGGGCTCACTACCACGATATCCTTCCTTATATTGAGATTATAAAGCAAACTGGTACATTAATCCAGGCCCGGCCGAAGAGTGATATTAACATGCAGGATTTAGAAAAATTATATGAAAATTACAAACTAAACCCAAGTTAAAAATGAAAAAAGTATTTAGTATTATTTCTTTGTTTTTTTTCTTTTTTTCGCTACATGCACAAAAAGAAAATCCGGTATCTATATTTTTCAAAGATGAATTTTTTTCGTTAATTGAAGAAGAGGTACAACATGTAAAATATATGATGATAAACAAAAGCCAGGTAGATTATATTTTTGAGTCGAAGCCTGATAGTGTTTCCATTATTTTACCTACTCCAAAAAGAAAAGAGATTATAGATTTGGAGAGAATTGATTTATTTACGGATAGCGCGAGTATATATACAAGTTCTGGAAAATCCCATAAACCTACTTGTTTAGTTTACTATGGAAAAGTGCGAGGAGATGATGGAGGATTTGCTAGTGTTGTTATAGATAAAGACGTTTTCTACTCTCATATTATGGGTGATGGCCAAGGATGGATTTTTTCTTCTGTAGATGGATTGCTTTACGGAACGTGGAATCAAGAAAATTACAAAGATACTACAAATTTTAAGTGTGTTATGTTAGATAGGGAGGGGAGTGTAATTACGAATGAAGTAAATAAAAAGGTAGGTACTCCTGTAGATAAATTAATAACCATGTATATTGAAGCTGATTATGGCATGTATACTAAGCTAGGTAGTGCTAAAAAAGTAATTAGTTTTATAGAGAATGTATTTGCGCAAACTTTTATACTGTACAAGAATGAAAAAATAAACATAAAAATAAACAGGTTAAAAATATGGGATACTCCTAGTGGGTATACTTATAATAGTTATGAGATGTTATTTAGTTTTGGTTATCAAATGAGAAAACAACCTTTGACAGAAACCTTTGGAAAATTAGTATCTCTTGAAGGATCTTTTGGTGTTGCGTGGTTGAATTCATTATGTGATGATCCTTTTTATAGAACTAGTTATTCTGGATTAACGGAGAATACCTTACCTTATCCGAATTATTCTTGGAACTCTCACGTAATGACACATGAAATTGGGCATAACATAGGTTCTCCGCACACACAATCATGTTCTTGGAATGGAAATAATACTGCGCTTGATGGTTGTTGGTTTATAGAGCCTACCGGTCCTGTTCCCTGCAAAACTCCTGAAATTACCCCATACACAAAAGGGACTATAATGTCTTACTGTCACTTAAATCTAAATGTAGGAGTAGATTATAAATGGGGCTTTGGATTGCAGCCCGGAAATTTAATACGCCAAAAAGTATCTTTCGCTAATTGTCTAGAAAAATATTTGCCTGAAAGTAAAGAATGTCCGGGTAAAGATTCTTCTTACACAAAGATAAATATAAAAATTTCTGCGAATAAATTTTTTGAGGATTTTTACTATTCTATAAAACAAAACAATAAAATAGTATTAGAGTATAATCCAAATCAAAAGAGGTTAACACAAGATACTTCGGTTTGTATTTTAAAAGACTCCTGTTTTACTTTGACTATAAGACATATGGCTAAGCCTCCTTTTGTGAATAAAATAAACTTTTCTATACATCATGATTCTATTGTTATTTATGAAATATCTAATGTATACAGAACAAATGATTCAATAAAATTATGTCTTAATAATCAAACTGTAAAAAAAATAAATCAAAATCTTTTACCTCTGTCCAAAGATAATATAATGTACAATGATTGGATGAATGATGAAATGCAAATTGATAGATGGAACATGTTTTTGAATTTTAATGACATGCTATTTACAGATTTATTTAGCGAATGGAAACTATATAATCTTAACGGTGTTTTAGTGGGATCCGGTAATAGTATTAATGACTTAAATGATAAACAAAGAAAATTAGCAACAGGAATTTATATTTTATTAGGAAATAATAAATACTATAAGAAAATTTTTATATCAAACAATACAATTAAATAATAATGTTTGACTGTATACTTCTTTTTACATTTCAAGTATTTTTTAACATTTTAAAGACATTAGAAATAAGATATACATATAATAATCAAATTACTAAATCTTTGATAAATACCATTATGATAAACGTAATATCTTTAGCATCATTATATTTTTCTATTGATGCTTTAATACAAGGAAATTTATACATGATAGCATCCTATATCTTGGGTAGCTTTAGTGGAAAATTTATTAGCATGAAGTATATGAATAATAAAAAAATGTAGAATAGTTTAAAAAAATGCTTGTAATTGTACTATAAGTACATATTTATGCTAAAAAATAAACTAATGAAAATTTATTTGACTATACTGCTATTGTTAGCTAGTACTTTACTCCTTAGTCAAGAGTATAAAGATTCTATATCAATTAACTACGGGCCCTGGGGAGTTTACCGAGACGGTGTATATACCTATGGAGGAAAAGTCATGAAAAATAAAGAAAGTTTTATATACGAGTTAATGAGCAATTTATACATAGATAGAGACAACAGAATTATAACAGAATACGATTTTATCTATTGTTATTCTTTATGGAATGGCAATTTTTACATCAGAGATAAAACTTTTGTGTACTTTGATTTCTTTAAGTTAAGTGTAAGAAAAGAAATAAAATCTTGGATAAAGAGAAAAAAACTTGCGCGGTAAACTTTTTTTTCTTATATTTGTTGAAATATTACGATGAATAAAGAAAATAACGCGAAAGAAAACCTTTTATCTTCGGGAAAAGTTTTTAAGGTAAAAATACTTTTACAAGAAAGTATTATATATACTACTGTAATAAATAAAAAAGCGGGATAGTGTAATGGTTAACACATAGGACTCATGATCCTATACTGCTAGTTCGACTCCAGCTCCCGCTACTAATTCTTTTTCGATTTCCTCTCAAACAAAGTAATATTTTATAACATAACTCACACGTAATATGTGAGCATACTAAAAATTTTTTATAACAAAACAAAATCTTTAAAAATGAAAAAGGACTCTTTAGAACAAGTTGTTAAATTTCAAAAAATGTTAGGTCGACATGAAGAAAAATCTGTGGAACATGTACAAAATGCTTTATCTTTGTTTATGGACGAAGTCGCAGAATTTATAGATGAATTTGTTGTACTTGATGAAAGCGATTTACAAGATAATGTAGATTTTGATATATTAGACCGCAGAAATATTGCTAAAGAGTCTATAGATATTATTTACACATTAGTAGGTATATTAGAGATAATGAATATACCTGTTGTTGAATCTTTGCAGAGAGTAAATGAAAGTAATTTTTCTAAGTTTTTACCTTCAAAAACTATGGCGGAATCTCAAGTTTTAGCAGTAAGAAAAAAGTATCAAATGATTGAAGGAGGAGAAACTGTAGATGTTAAATCTGTAAATTTTGAGGGGGAAGATTATTTTTATTTATCTAGAACCTCTGATGGTAAAATGTTGAAACCTATGTCTTATGAAGAAGCCGATATGTCTCACATCGATTCTCCGGGAATTGAAAGAGTGTAAAAATGGGAGAAAAAATGGAAACCTATGTGAGGGAAAATAAAAAATTGCCGATATATCTAGGTTTGGCTATTGTTATATCCTTTCTTTTAGGGTCTTTATCAAGCCATAATTCTTTTCCTAGTTATGATAAACATGAAATATTTTCCGGGGGTTCTATTGAATATGTTGTGAAATATGTATATGATACCGTGTATGTAGAAAAATCGTCTTACAAGATAATTAAAGATACGGTGTATATAGAAAATAAAGTAAATATGGTAAAGGACGGAGTTGCGGTTAAACCTAACAAATCCGTTCCTTTTACTATTCCTTTTACAACATTTTCATCTAGATCTCATGGTCACGATTTTAAAGAATATACTCATACTGAGGCTATAGAGTATTTACAGAATAAAGGATTTAGAAATCTAAATGGACTTAGTCTAACGACTTTACGTAGAATAAACTTACTTTATAATTATGACTCTCTTCTATATGCCGTACATCATATGACAGATTTTCCTGTATCATTTATTTATGCGTACTTTATATTAGAAGCTACTTCAGCAGGGGTAGAAACAGATTTATGGAGGTTATACGGCAATCCTGGAGGAGTGAAGAAATTGGGTAATCATAACTGGATTAATTTAAAAACAGTTGAGTACATTAAAGGCCGTAGAAGAACTGTAAAACAAAAATTCTTCTCCGCTAAAAATACCGAAGAAGGTCTTAAAGTATGGGCATCCGTTTTTAATGCTAATAGATATGAGAAGTGTAAAAAAACAGATTATAGTCTTCCTCAAATGCAAATTTACAGAAACTTATGTAAATGTATGATGAAGTCCGGATATCATACAAGTCCTGATTATGAAATTAGAGCTGAGTATATGAAAGAATATTGGGATTTTAAAAAATTATATTTTCCTAAAAGATTAAAATAATTTTGCCCTATACTATTTATTTAAAAATGAAGATATGAACCAAAAAGTAATTGAACAAATGAAGGAATCTCTAGCTGAGTATGAAATGCTAGATTTAGGTGTAAATAAACTTGAAGATAAGGATATGTTCAGAGAAATTCTGAAAATTTTCTTTAGGAACATGGATAAAACAATTTTCAAAACAGACAAACAAGGAAATGTTTTATTTAATGATGAGGGTGAGGAAATAATTAACTGGTTTGAATTAGTTAAACTTGTTTTATTTAGTTTATCAAAATTAATTGGTAATTATATGGCCCTCAAAAAAATTGCTCAAGTAAAAAAATTATTATGAAATTTTCCGTATCTGATTTACAATTCGCACAAAGAGTTAATTTTGATCTATTAGCCAAGTATTTTAATGCTTTAGGAGAAAACCATGATATTATCCTTCCGCCACCGCCTACTCCTATTTACGCAACATTACAATCTAGTATATTATCAAATGGTAACTGGGGATATTCGTTTTTGAAAACTGATTTTATTGCTGAAAAAATAAAAAAGGGTGAGAAACCTTCTCGTAAAATATTGTATTGTGTTGTCGATACCATGGCGTATCCAAATCACAATGATTTATTATCGGGCAATCAATTTGTTCCAAAAAAGTTTTGCTTGGATCACACTACGGATAAAACCGGAATCGATGGTCATGGACATGGTCACCACGTTTCAGGTACTATTATGGGGAAACATCCTAATGGATTCCCGCTTGGTCTTGCCTATGTTAAAGACGTACCTACCGAAGATCTTATTATGGCACAAAAGGGATTAAATTCCAATGGTTCTGGCGCATCCGATTGGCTAGTAAACGCAATTTTACATGCGGCTAATGTATGGGAAACGGAGTATAAAAAACTAGGTTATTTGCTTGTTTACAATTTCTCTTGGGGAGGCGGGAGCGAAACTCCGGCAATATCAAGAGCAATTGAGCAAGTTATTGCTAGAGGAGCCTTTGTAAATGCTGCTGCCGGTAACGACGGTAGCGGAGTGGTAGGTTGGCCTGCTGCTCATAAGGAAGTAATTTCTTGGGCGGCTTGTGATCAATCAGGTAGAAGAGCTAATTTTTCTCAATATGGAAATGAATTAGAGGCAATAGCTCCAGGTGTTTCTATCTGGTCTACCTTTAAAGACCCTAATAGTTATGTTTCTTGGGATGGTACAAGCATGGCTACTCCACACGGAACCGCTGCCATGGGACATGTTCTTAAGTGGTATCCAGAAATAAAAACTCAAGCAGATTTAATTTCCTTCTTAGCAACCAATAGCACTGATGGGGGAGTTGAGGGCAAAGATATTGAGTACGGTTTCGGTTATCCTATGCTAGATAAAATGCTATCTAAGAAAACTATCATACCAGAACCAGTTAAACCTCCTGTAGAAGCTGAGGAGCCAGTAATTCCTAGTCCGGAAGCTAGGACTTCATTTAGAAATCTTACCATAGAAATAGATGCTACACAATCGTTATTATGGAAAGTGCAGCATCCTTGGAATGATAAAAAAATAAACGCATTATTATATAATATTAACAAATTGTCTCTTCCGGAAAAAGATAAATTAAATAATCCTAGAATTTATAAAAAAATATATATAAACAAAGTATTTTTTAAAGTTAAAAGCATGTTAAATTATGATGTAGCATTGAATTATTATAAAGAATATCTAGATTCATTCTTTAATAATCATTGTGTTTTTGTTAACAATGGTTCGGATGTTCATGATGTTCTTGCTTTTATATCTTTATCACTACAAAATTTAAAAGTTAATATAGAAACAATTCAAGCTGTAGATGAAAAAGGAAATAAAATAATTTATACTATCAAATAATTACCTATAAGGCAATCCTCCTAACCAAAGAACCAAAGACTTTCTAGTACCAAATTCAATAGGAGTAACGCGATGTAACATAAAGGATGGGAAGATTACAACCCGTCCTTTATTTTTTGGTATGATTGTATCATGTTTTCCGTATTTTAAAACTAAGTCTCCTCCGGAATAATCTTCTGGTCCTGTTAATTGAACTACAATTGATATTTTTCTAAAACAAACAGGAGGTACTCCTCCGCAATCTATATGCCAATCGTACATTCCTGAATCAGCGCTATCGTATATAGTGTATTGTATATTTTCTACACTGTCTCCTATGTTAAAGTTCCACATAATATTATTTGCCTCATCAGCAAATTTAAATAGCTTCTCATACAACCAATTGCTTTCATCGGTTATAGGAAGCCATTTTATAGTACTTCTTCTATATTCTGTAATATCTTCCGGAGATCCTAGTACGGATGCATTTTGAGAAGCTACTTTTGAAGCTATGTTCTCTACTGATTCTAATTCTAGATCAGTGAATCCAGAAGAAAATGTATAATAATTTGTTAAGTTTGGAACAAATTGTTTGAAACCTATTGCCATATTATCCTAGTATTACTTTTTTATTTTCTGTTAATGTAAATGATTTTTTAATTCTATCAATATATTCCTCGGTAACATATACGGAAATCCAATCTGAACTACTTTCTTCAGATAAAAGAATAAAGTCTTTTTCTAATATGCAATCTGTTACAGTAATGTCATTATTTACTTTTTCTACATCCTGTCTTTTAACCCAAATCTGTTTCATTTTCTTCTGTTTTTAAATTTTCTGTATTTTTTATAAGGTAGTCCTGTATAGCAGATACTACTCCAGTTTTCTTTCTTTTAGACTCTTCTAAAATACTTGTTATATATATAATATCATATTCTAAACGACCCAGTTCTAAATACAAATGGTCTAATAAATTTTCTTTTTTTTCGCTCATTTTAAAACTTCGTAGTTTTCTAAAAATTTATCTATTCTTTCTTGAACTTCGGAAAAATCCGGATTAATTTTATTGGAGATAAGATATTTTTCTAGCTTCTCTCTTTTTCTCGGGAATTCACTCCTGTTATTCAAGTAAATATTAAACAAATATTCGTTGTAATAAGTTTTGTAATCTTCTGTATTTTCAGCTGAATTGTATAAAATACTTTCGCTCCATTCTAATGAAATCATAATTAAAAGTTTTTGGGTCCTATTAAATTTCCTACATTTATATAATAACAGTTATAGCATAGAACTCTTATATTATCTATTTTTTGATTGTCGCTATTTCCATCTTTATAATCAAGTAATAAAGCGCTAGTATCATCCGACAACCTTTTTTCTTCAAATCCACAAAGACAGCATTTTTCTTTTACTAGTCCGGACATAAAGAGTCTTTTCTTGAAGTAAGTTTTATTACGAGATATTTTTTTTCCCTCTAATACTTCTTTCAAATCACTAAAAAAATCTGATGCTTTAGGAGATCTAACAATACCTACACCTTTTTTATTATTAGAAATCTCGTACCAAGTTAATCCATTTTCAGGATTTTTGTATATTGATGCATATTTTTTAAATGTTGCAGGAGATACTCTTAAGAACTTTGCTGCTTGCGCAGATGACCTTGTGTTTTCTATTGCATATCTAACTTCGGACTCACTAAGATTAATTTGAGGTCTTCCGCTAGGATTAAAAGATTTTCTTTGAAACAGGCCCATTATATATTAGTTACGATTAATTCAAAATTTAATTTATCTAATAAAAGTTCTTCGCATAACTCGTAGGCTAAATCAGCATCGACAATTGTTTTAAAATCTACTTTCTTATTTTTATATAATATAGTAGCTAATTGCTCAGCTTGTGTAGAAGTTATACCTAAAAAATTATAAAAACTTTTTACGTAGTATTCATAATCATAACCGCATTCAAAAACTGTTATCTTGTATTTGAATTCATCATCTTTTTTTATCCATTCATCAGGTAATGTAACATTGGATATATCATTAGGAATATCATCTATAGCATCCATGAAATTATCATATTCTTTTGATGATAATAAAGAATTTGTATTAGGATCTACTAAATACATGAAAACTTTTTCTAATGATAAAATCCACTTTAATTTATACATGTTTCATTTTTTTTAGAGCATTTTTAATTACAATACATTTAGTAAAATCATTAGTTTTTTCAAAGTAGGATAACATTTTTTCAGATATGTCTATTTTTTGTTTTTTAGTAGCTTTCTCCGACCAATTAGAGAAATTATTTTTTGATGTGATATCATATATTAAATTCATTGCTGCATCTTCATAATCACGTATCTGAGCCATCTTCTTTAGATTTTTGAGGTGCTATTTGTTTTTTAGGTGTTATTTCTTGTTTTTTGGGCTCTTCTTTATCTTTGTTATTTTTTGTGTCACTAGATTTATTTTTAGGCTCTTCTACTGGTTCCACTTCTTCTTCAATAAATTCGCTTATATGCAAAGTCATAACAGGATTTTTAAGTTCTCTTCCGTTTATTTTTAACTTTGCAGGTGATAGCTCTGATGGGTCTTCGGTAAAATATCCTATTGAAAATTCGTTATCTTTAAGCAGTCTCACTATAACTCCACTATCTCCTGAGTCGTTTCTTACAATTTGATAGCCACTTTCTTCTAGAGTTGTATCTGCTCCTTGAGCTCCTAAATCTTTTACTTTAGTTTTGTCTTCTTCTTCCGGCTCTGTTTGATTTTTTGTTGTATCTTCTTCTTCTGTAAAAGTATCAAAAAATTTCTCCCATAGTGCTCTTGCCTTTTTTATGTTGAATATTTTTATTTTATCTTTTGTTCTACTTAAGGCACTATCAATACGGTTTAAAATACCTTGTGCTACTTTAGATTTATATCCTCTAGGTAAGTCTGATCTTTTCAAAGTTAAAATTGATTTAGCAGCTCTTTTAGAATCTGCAAACTCAAATTTCATACCTTGCTTCTTTACTCTCTGATCTAGCTCGGCTGTAGAAAGTGTTTTTAAATCCTTATCATTTTGTTTTAAATCAGAATCGGCCATATTATTTTATTAGGGATTCATTAATTGCAATACCTGTTATTCCTAAGGTTACTTTACCTAATTTTCTAGGGAACAGGATAAAAATGAAATCAGTGACAATACCTGATAATTTTACAGACTCTTTATAAATCATAACGGAGCCATTAGATAGTATTTCTTTTTCTTTTTTAGTGATTGTATCATGAGCTTCTTGTCCTAATATGCATTTATCAGATTGTCCTAAATGATTAGATATTGATTCAGTGCAATTCTTTACAAAAGTATCAACATAAGCCGTATTAGTTGCTAGTAATTTTCCATCTGAACTTTTTAACCACATAGGCAAAGGCAAATCTAGTGCTGAGCTTTCTAACAAAGATATTCCATTTTTTAAAACAAATATTTCTTGTTTTAGTTTTAGATTATCTTCAGAAGTCGTTGCGGTCTTAGATTCTAACTCGTGAAGTTTTTCCTCTAAATCTTCAATAATTTTATCTTGCCTTTCTAGTAGAGTATTATAATCTACAGATTTTTGCTTATTTTTATTTATCCAATAGGAAAATATGTGTCTTATACCTAGCGCACTAAGTATAGCGGTTATACCATAGAATAAATTGGTTATTTCAGGTAATTTCATTTTTTACTCTTTTTATCGGCGGCATCCATTTGCCTCACCACTTTATTTGCCCACGATTTTCCTGCATTTCCTCCCCATAATAACCCTGCAATATAACCTCTGTCTTGGACAGGAGTTTTACCGGCGTCTACTTTTAAATTTTTATTGTGCCTGCTAAAGAAATTTCTCATTCTCCTGACTGTTTCAGGACTCATTTTACTTTTATTTTTTAGGTTTGAAGCTCTCTGTACCCCGGATCCAACCCCTGCTTTTTTAGCCTGTTTTGCATTAAGTCCGCCTTTTCCTCCAGATTTTTTTCTCATTTCTAATCCCCTCTCTGCTGCTTTTGCAACGCTGTCTGGAGGAGTGAAATTTATATGGTCATATTTACCCTCTAGTATTTTAATTATATGCTCTTTGATAAAAATAATAGATTCTTTATTCATCGCATCTTCTCCATCTGTACTCCCTATATCTGGTATTGATGCATCAGATTTATTTAGCATATCAAGAGAATAAGAAGTAGACCCTATCTTAATTTTAGTTATAGCTTTATAATCAAATGGAGTTGGTTTACCTGAGGGATTATAGCCAGTCCCTCTAATTTTACCTAAATCGTCTTTAGAAGATACAGAAAGTACATTGCCGTCAACAAAAACTTTCAAAGATAAGCCAGTGTCTAAATACTGTGATAGATATTCTTTATCAAAATATAGCATAATGTTTTTTATATAAATAGTATAAAGAGAACTATAAAATATAAATAATGATTAAGACTTCTTTTTTTTCTTTCGAGCGGCCTGTGCTTGTTTCCATAACTTATCATCTGCGCTTCTAGCCCCTCCAACTCCGGTTATAAAACTATTAACTCTGCCCATAGCCCATTGGTCTTGACTAACCCCTGGTCTGTGCCCGGAATTCCAGGCTGCTTTACCTTTGTTATATACCTGTCTTAAAATACCTAGAGGAATATCCGATTTCTCTGCTTTATTTTTCAAACCTTCTTCAGAAGAGTCCTCATCAAGAGAAATTGCGTCCATGTATTCAACAATTTTGTTTTTAATAATTTCTCCAAATCTCTTTTTAAAAGCACTAGTTGCGGCTCCTTGTTTCGTTTTTATCCTTTTACCGTCATCATTATAATCAGCATCCCAATCTTTTTTGTACGTGTCTTTTCCTTTGTACTTTTCAATTTCTTTTTTCATAGCTTCTTTAGACCCCATTTTACCTTTATCTTTTAGTCCTTTAAGATATTTTTTAGGTATTTTATTTTGATCTTCCATAATAATTTTTATAAGATATTATTTAATTTTTCCATTTCTAAAAAGCTTAAAACAGGTCTATATCTATCAAAATATTCCGGGTAAATTTCTTTATATATCCTTAATTGATAGATATTATTTACTGTTATTAAATTATTTTCATAAGTTTTTGAAATAGATTTGTCATTTTTAATATGTATTGTGCCAATGTTACTTTCATACATTCCGGGACTATAATTTTCAATAATAAATGGGAATTTTTGCAGAAAGTCAAATACCTCATTAACTTTAATCTTATCCCATTCCATGCTAATAACTATGCTATCATCTATCACTATCTGATTTACAGGAGTGTATTTATAGTTGTATCCATAAAGTCTGTCAGCTAAGTAGTATAATGTATTTGCCTGTTCTTTATCTATGTAAAACTTAATTAAATCTCTATATTTTTTATCTCCTACGATATGCAAAGAATCGGAAAAAATTTCTAAGAATCCAATAAAATCTATAAACTCCTCATCGCTTGGTTGATTCATTTCAGAAGACATGTCGACAATGATTCCAATATTATATTTTTTATTTGGAGAAATTGCATGATATTCATTTTGAAGTGGCATCCCTCCCCATTTTCTAATGAAATTTCTTGTAGATATAATGTTTTGCTTCTCCCACTCATCAGAATTTTTACCAACTTGTGTAATAGTTGGGTTGAATCTGGATCCTCTGCATGTCATGTGATATACAAATCCTTCCCATGTTTGTATAAATGTTGCTCCATTTAGCATTAATCTATTCCAAATGTCAGAATCTTCTTTTGATTGGACATAAAATAAAGAATCATGACCTCCAATTTTCAAAAATTCCTCTTTGTAAAAAGCCCATGGAGCAAATACGCCGTTTGTTGTTTTATCTTTTTTCGAAGATTTTGTTTTCATGTTGTGAACTAATTCTATGAACTTACTCTCCATGAATGTTTCCGGCTCCGTTCCTAAATCTGATATTATTTTTTCATGTCCCGGAGGATGTAGAGGAGGTTCCACTCTAGTAAGTGAGACAATGGTTTTTTTATCTACCATGTTTTTTTCAATAGCGTCTAATGCTCCAGGAGCTAAATACATGTCGCAATGCCATATAATGCATATGTCATAAGAAGATCTTCTAACTAAAGCATCGTATAATATAGTGTGTCCCAATCTCGTATTTCCTTCATTTCGCATGACTTTTAGCATAGGATTTATTAAAGATTCACTATAAACCCAATCCCATGTACCATCAGTAGAAGCGTCATCGGCAAAGCAAATTTCAACTTCATGATTTCCCTTATTTTTCATAATAGAATCATAAGACCATTTAAAGTATTTTAAGTTGTTTCTTCCGGGTACAATAAAACTAATTTTCATTTACTAAATTATTAAGTTTGTTTATGAAACGGTTTTTGAATGCTGATTCAGAATAGTGAGAGTCATATAAATGTTTTGTTTCCTCTGAACACATTTCATAAAAACCTGGATTCGCTAGCTTTTTTATAATATCTACTGCTTGTGATGTGTTTCCTAGTCTAACTGTAGTATACGGATGTAGATTATCCTGAGTGTCAAGTCCCTCATAACCAACACAAGGAATACCTAAAAAAGAACAATTTAAAGCAAAAGTACCTGCTGCATGCGTTCGCATTAAATGTACGCCTATTTTAGCTTTAGATGCTAATTGATTAATCCACTCCATCCAAGAGCAATAAGGCAAATGTGTAATGTCGGGAATGTAGTCCTCATCTTCTTTTTTTCGACCCATAGAAGGAGCAAAGATAGGTATTAAAGTATTTCCCGTAGACCATTCTTTTCTTGATGACGCAGAAACTATAAACGAATCCATACCTCCATACCAAGAACAAAAATTACCTCCTATGACAATACCTTCAGCATCTCTTCTTTTTGGAACTACGTTTTTTATGGTATCTTCAATCATAAGAGAAGGCATTACTAAACACTCTAGATTAGTTATTCCCTTATAGTATTTTTTATCTGCTGAATTATGACAAAGAATAAAGTCGCACTCTCTTAATGCGTTATAAAAATTAAACTGACCTTTTATATCATAATCTTGCCAATACCAGTTTGGACCTTCCTGCATCATAGTAACTTTATCAGCAAAATATTCTCTAATAAAATTAATTTCTAAATATGGTTTATTTTTACCGGGTATTATAATAGCTAGGTCAAACTTTTTAAAAGACGTAAACGATTCAATATACTTTTTTATTAAGTGAGAATCAGCGGGTACACTAACTGCATCTAAAGCAATCGACCAAGCTACATCTGTTCTAGCATTCTCAAAATTTCTAGGATATTTAGTAAAATTTCCTATTTCGGATATTATTGCTATGTTCATATTTATAAAACTTTGCAAATTATCCCTTCGCTGTCAACTAATACAACAGAATTAAAAACATTAAATCCGGATTCGTGGCCTATTCTATGAGTATCCTCAAGTCTACCGGAAGTTATAGCCTCATCTATAGCTTTTTTAACTCCTCTTGCTGTTGGATGTCCATAATCATCAAAGACAATATATAAGTCTTTATCCTCTTTTTTCATTCGTAAGCATCTCTCAATATCTTCTTTAACATTTGAGTAATCATGAACACAATCAATAAAACATAAATCAATGCTATCATTTATGTTTATGTATGTTTTATTTGAGTAAGCATCTCCAATAATACAAGTTATATTCTTTCTGCCCTTCGTATTTTCTATTACCTTTTTAATATTATCTTCTAGGTGATCAATAGTATATACTTTTTCAGATATGTAAGACAATACTCTAGTTGTATACCCCCAGTTAGATCCTATTTCTAAACAAACTTTTATATTTTTGTCAGAAAAAAAATCGAGTAAATCTTTCTTAAATTTGTGAGATGTAGTGTTTTTATTCTCCTTTTTATCGGGAATGTCTTTTAAAATTTCTTCGTAGTTATACATAAAGTAATCTAGTTAATTTTTCGTAAAATATTTTATTCTGATTAACAATGAAATCCCTAAAAAGGTTACATTTATAATGATATTTATCAGGATTTCTAATTATTTCCGATACTAATTTGTGTAGTTCGGAAGGGGATTTTATAAAGTTCATGTAATTTTCAGCACCAAACCAATCGATATCATAAGGATAGGTAACTATAGGACATTTAGAAAAAGCTATTTCAGAGTATCTATTATTAATCATACCTAATTCTCTTTGGCCTTTACCTATTATGGCTATAGCACTCTTAGCTGATTTGTATAAGGAACCAATATCATCAGGAGGTAAAATACCAACTAAATTTTCATGATTACCCCAACCTTGACCATATATAGATAATGAATCATTACCTCCGGAAAAAAATATTTCTCTTTCTAGCTTGTAAGATTCATCTGTAAGTCTATTAAATCCCATTCCCAAAAATACACATCTCTTATCATACATGGGATTGTATATTAATTCAGAATCATTTATAGCTAAAAAATAATAATTAAATGTTTCAGCGCATATGTTAGTATAAACATCATCATATAATTTTTTAGAATTAGTTATCAATTTATCGTAATATGTTCCCCATCCTTTCAAAATTCCATCGTATCCTAAAACTCCATTAGATGTAGCGCATAATATTCTATTCCTACATTTTACATTTTTTATGATATTAAATGTAGCAGCATCTAACATTTCATAATAAATAACATCAGGATTTAATTCATCTATACTATTTTTAAATTCTTCTGACATCTCTTCATTTATTTCTGACATGTTAAGTTGATGTACTGTAGTTACTTCATGTCCTCTTAAATGCAATTCTGATCCTAATGCTTGGGATAATTTATAATTACCCATAGGGAAAGGTTGATGTATGATTAATATTCTCATTCTTGAAATATAATTAATAATTCCATGTTATAAGGTTGAGATGCATATACGGAATATCCATAGGAGTTAGATAATTCTTTTATTAAGTTAATTGTTATTTTTGTATAATCGCATTTGCCATTTTGATTTGTACCGAATAAGTGAGCGTCATCAATACCTATTAAATCATTTTCCTGGGCAGTTTCAAAGATTAGTTCAAGTTCTCTAAGTAGGGGTACATCTTGTTCTCCTCTAGCGTATTTTTCGGCACCTGCGTGAGCATCTAACCAAAAACATATGGGATTCGTCCTGTCTTTTAAAAACTCTGATAGGAAAGCAGTGCTGTCGTTTTTATATAACGTTAATTTTCCATCAAAGTAAGTTTCCTTTTCAATAAAATCTGAATCTTCCGTATCGTCCGAAAGAATCTCATCATAAAATTTCCCCCTTTTTTCTATTTGCTTGAATCTATTAGAGGCAATTTTTGCAATAGAATCTCCTAACTCAACTGTGTGCCACTGAGAGAAGTCGTCTAAATTTCCAACATGCCGTAAGGTTGTAAGCGCCGTACCTCCTTTAAAAGTTCCTGTCTCTACAAAAATTTCCGGACAAGGTCTTTTTAATTTTTCGCTTGCTATTGCATGATAAAACGATGGTAAAATGTAACCCATGATATAAATTATTTAATTAGTTTCGGTATCTGTTTGTTCATCAAAGTATAATCCGTATATATTTATCAGTAAATCAGCTATTTTGTTGTCTATTCCGTCAAGCCAATTAAATTTTCTCTCGTAGTAAATTTTTCTAACTTCATCTATGTAAGAATCTTCATAATTTGAAAGCATAAAAGCTACATCTAATTCTGAGTCTTCTTCATCATCTGAAAATTTAATTAAATCTCTGAGGGTTTTTTGAATTAATTTTAAGTTGCTTTCCATTGCTATTTAAATGTTAAGTTAAACAAATCTCTGTCAATTTTATTTTCGACATAATCTCCTAGTGTTTTCATACTATAAGAGTTATCTGATAAATCAAAATATCCATCCCAATCATCACCCTTCTCTCTCCAAAAATTCCTGCCTGTTTCCGTTTTTAGGAAATCTTCTATTTTATTTACTCTATTATTAGGATATTGATTATTAAATTCATCTATTAAGTTTCTAAAATTGCTTTGAGCTGATTCATCCGGAACAAAACCATATCTTAAATATACATAATAACCTGTAGAATTACTTCTTCTCAGGAACTCTCCTTCTATTTTTCTTATTTTATTCTGGTTTTTTAAATTAGCTATTTGTCTAACAAGTAAATTTAAACCGCCGCCAGAAATATTCTCTCCCTCGGATTTTATGGTTTGTATGGACTTATTTATCAAATTTTTAGTGTTGAAATTATACTCCGTTTCAACATAATATCTCTTAGATTCAAATAAAAAGTAAGTAGCTCCGGAACTTTTTTTGGATATAACTACTCTTTGAACATCCGATAAATCTGTATTCGGAGATATTCCGCTCATATATGCCAAAAGTCTATATTCTCTTTCTACTTTTTTGTCCATAAATTTGGGATTGTCCAATTTTTTCTGCTTCTTCCAAGATATCCTTGCCTCATCATCTGATCCTCCAAAAAACATATTTTCGTCACTTTCTTTAACCGCCCTATAATTTAAAACTTTTATAGGATACTTGAATTCTTTTTTATCTACTTTAAAATCTTTTATAGAAGAAGGTTTATTATTATTTTTTACTTCTTTAGCGAGATTCTTACTTATTTTTTTCAGATTTCTTCCACTAACTTGTATTTTTTTAAGACTTTTTTCTAAATCTTTCACTATGTTTTTTAAATCTTTAGAATCCATGCTATATATTTAATTCTTTTATATAATCTTTATAAGTAAGTAACCTTTCTTGTCTATTATTTCCGTATAGAAGTTCTAAGTTTTTCTTGTTTATGTCTCTTACTATATTGTACCAATCTCCTTTTTTTTCTTGAGTGCTTTTTTGACCATCTGATTTTGACACAGCATACTTCCTCTTTTCTGGATGTTCTCTATTATGTACTTTCAAAATATTTTTTACTACATATTGAACGTAATAATTTTGCATAACTTTCATGCATTCTTGCATAAAAGCTGTATCTTCTCCGCTCAGGCCCCAAAAACCTAAAGGTATGTTAGCGCCAGCTTTTATTAATTCAGAACTTATACATAATAAACTACCATCAAATTTAGGACTATACAAGACATTAACATCAATATCAGATTCATATTTTTTATTAATCTTATCCATTTCATCTTTAGTCATGACATATCTTATAGAGTGTTTTTCTGTAAAGCACCTAGGATCTGATTTTTCGTAGTATGTAGAATTCAAAAATTCTGGATGTTCTAATACCTCCCAGGAAGAATCCCACATTTTTCTATCCGCAAAAGTAATAATATATCTGTAAAATTTAGCATTATCAGATGACTTTTTTATTTTATCTAATGTAGAAAAAGTATTATGAGGAACTAAGCAATCTGTTTCTCCCCAAATAACAATATCTACTTTATTAGCATAATTGTAATTCAAGTCTCTTCTGTAATTTACCATTGTATATAAATCTGAAGAATTTGGTAAATGCCCTTGTATTATTTTACAATTAGTCTCTTGCTTTAATTTATGAATAATATTCATAAATTTCCATTGAATATTTTTAGCTGTTTCCGGACTTTCGCAAGATTCGAACAAATAACATGTATTTAAAAATAAATCAATGGTTATATTTTCTTGATTTTCAATTTCTTTTACTGAATCAATAATACTATCAACTAAGTAAGGAAGCATGTCTATTTCATAAAACATAACATTTGTTCCTATAACATAGGTATAATCTAGTTTAACCATATCTTTCATTTAAAAAATTATGTGTTTCAAGCATCCAAGCACCTGGAGTTGGTTTAACTCCTCCATTAAAATGATATATCCACCCAAATCTAGTATGTAGCATATTAGAGGTTAGTACCTCAAATCTATTCATATCTTGCATATTATACTCATAAGGTAAATATACTTTTTCTATATTATGAATTTCAGATAAATAATTAAGTATAGGTTGATCTTTACCTACACCTGTACTTTGAAAATCTAAAATTTTTTTATTTTCCGTATTGTAAAAATCCTTTACTGAGTCAAAAAAAGATTTATGAGATTTGTTAAATATCATAACTCCTGAGTTAAAGTATTTGAATGGGCTTAATACTTCGCTATTTGGAAAAACCAATTGCTGGCAATTCTCAACGCTTCGGCAAACCCAATCCATACATCCGTAATTTCTTACTACGCCAAATTTATCTCCGACTAAATCAAATACATAAGGCATTTTAGGATGAACTATTGTGTCAGAATCTACATACAAAACTCTATTATACTCAATATCGTTTGCAGAGAGTAAATCTAAAATAAAAATTTTATTCCACTGAAAACCTAAATCAGACACTATTTCGGAATCTATGGAAAATAAGTCGACATTGTTTAAGTCACACCATTTTTTCCAAGATTTAGAGCTAATTGAATATCCTTGATTAGCGGATCTTTCGGATTTGTTAATAGCTATTTGAACAACTATGTCTTTACTCATAATTATGTTTTATTAAATCCCATGTTTTTGACATCAACTCATATCGGTCTCCTCTAGTAGGAAATCCGCTAAATAACCAAAACCATCCATATTTTATAAAAAATGGTGTAGTATTTTGTGTATTCCAATTATGACTAAGCCAATTAAATCTATTGAGATGAGTTAGCATAAACTTAGGATTAAGAGTATCTACGCTAAAAGGAATTTTGTTATCCTGAACAAAGTAATTAAATACAGGCTGATCTGTACCCCTTTTTATTTTTTCATTTTCGAGGTACATTATCTTTTCTCTATTTGTCAAGAAGAAAATTTCTAAATCGGATAGAAAACTGTAATTGTCTTTATTAAGAAGAACATTTCCTGTACATAAATATTTTGTCAAATCAAAATCAACAGAAAACAAATCTTTATATCCATCTATCCCCTCTGTTATCCAAAATAAATTTTCTAAAGATCTATGAGCGTAAACTATTTTGGAATCTAATTTTTTACCCTCCCAGGGAGCGGAAGCATCCCATTTAATCATGCTAGATCCGTCTATTGCCCAAATCCAATTAGGGTCAATACCTTTCTCTGTTATTACTTTTTTCATATCAAACCATCTCTGCCAAGTAACTTTAGTCCCTTCGTGAAATGGTTTATAATTATCTAATTCGTAAGGAACAAAAGCAACATTATTTTTATTACACCACCATTCCCATGTTTTTCTTGACACGTCTAAATACTTAAACCCCCCATGTTTATCGTTCATGTGAGGATTTGGATTTTTTACCCCAATCCAATACACAACATTTTGCATATATTATAGTTTGTTTTTATTTCTCATTAAATACCCTAGATACTTAGACTTAGATTTTTTCTCTAGTATATAATTTCTGTGTATTTGATTTCTAGAATTATCGCACCATTCTAAATTAGAAACTGTATTATTTGTTTTGTCTCCGTCTATATGATTTACTTGTGGGTAATTATTAGGATTTGGAATAAAAGCCATGGCTACAGCCCTATGCATTGCTACATTAAATCTTGAAATAGGTCCATCCTCTTTTGTCTCATAAGAGAATCTTATCATTAAGTAGCCGGCTGTTGTAAATGATTGGGCTAGAATTATTTCATCTAATGTATAAGACAGTTCGGAAAGAGGCTTTCCATTCTCGTTTTTTCTTTTTTGTACACATAACCTACTCATTCTTTTTACTCTTCCTAAGTTAGAAACTTGATACCATTTTTCGTAGTTAGGAAATGGTTTCCAAACCTCTCCGGGTAAATTTTCAAGACTTCTATTCTCTCTAATACTCATTTAATTTCTAACTTATTTTCTAGTTTGTGTTCTAAAAGGTCTGTATAAATAAAAATTAAAAAAATCGGGGTGAATTAAGCACCATCTAGGATTTATCCTTATTTTATCTTAAACTACCGATTCTAATTAGTAACTAATATACTATATAATAGTTATATGACAAAATGAAAAACAACATCACTCTAATAAACAAGAATTTTTCCCTGTTTGTTGAATTAATTCCCAATATTTTTTATTGGCGCTATCTTGTATATAAACATCAGGTTCATTATAAGGTAATCTATTCATGTAAGCTCCTTTAAAAAAATATCCCTGATTTCCGGAAGTTACTCCTGCGTTATGGTAAATATTGTATCTGTACCAATCGTTCTCGGAATCTGTAGACCAAGAGAATCCTAAATTACCATGAACTATTGTGTTTTTACCTAAATTCCATGCAGTGAAAAGAATAGCCCACATATCAGCGCACCAAATTTGCAGTTCCATGTAATTCGAATCATCTTGTTTTTTTACGTTATTTATTTGCGTAATATCAGTGTATAGTTTTTCGCACTGTTCTTCCACAGATAACCAGAAGAAAGGGCTAACATCTTTCATTATATATTGAGCTCCTATATTATTTTCGTTATTTTGTTGTACTATGCTTTTGGGTATTCCACTAATATTGCACATAGCATTTAAAATGTCTTGTCCTTTACTTTCTATATAATCGGAAGAAAGATACGAATTGCAATTAGAGCCATACCAGTTATTGTCTTTTAATAAATCTGTAGTAAGCCACTCATTAATAGGCCTAGTAAAAGCAATATCACAATCATGGTAGAATATAATATCATCTTTTAAGCTAGGATTCCTTAGCCAGTGTTGTTTAAGTATATTAGGTCTTATAGAAGATACATAATTTTTAGAAGTTCTAGTATCCAAGTAGAAAAAGAATTTAACATGTCTATACCTCATCAACAGTTTAAACCATTCAGTAGGGATTGTCTCAGTTTCATCTAAAGCACATACAATATTTATAGAAGCGGGATTAACACCCATTGATAGGAAATTATTAATCATTACTTCAACTTGCCATGCATAATATAGAGTGGCCGGCTGTGCGCAAACAAATTGAACAGTTTTATCTTCAGTTTGTATGGGTTCGGGCATAACTGGATTTGTATTATATGTAGGAATTTCAGCTGCTAATGCCTGTATTTCATCTGACATAGCTTTATCTACCTCCGCCCATTTTCCTTCCGGGCAAGCATTTTCTACCGGTGAATATATCTTACCTTTAAGTAAGCATCCGCAAACACCACAATGAACCGTAGGAGATGTTTTCTTATGTTCACAGGCATCACAAATTTGAATTCTAGCTTCAGCTAATTTACTTTGTTTTTCATTTGGGTTTATAGCTATACCCCAAGACTTTAAAATTTCTACTAATTTATTCATGACTATTATTACTAGTATTTAGTTACTCCGTTTAAACTTGCTAAAATGTTATAAAAATTCAATACAAAATTCTGCGGGGAATACATATCAATCAACATATTCCTCACATTGTTATTAATATCTTTAACATCATTATTGTTCAATGACAATACAACATCAATAAGATCATTTAAATCATCCCAATTATTATTACATGCAAAATAAGTCTCCCTGTCTATATACGGATTAGGATTAGTTATTACATTATTCATAAAAGGCTTAATCATTATACATCCAGAATTCCATATCTCAAAATCCCTAAAACATATCTCCCCCATACCAAAAGGAGATATAGCACATTTACTTCTCATCAATGCTATGTTATAATCCTCAGGAGAAAGCCTGCCAGAAACGATATTATAGGTATCATCCAATCTATCCAATGTATCCAAGCTCCGCTTTCTATGTCTGCTATAATATAAATCGTTGCGAATTCCAAAGTCATAATTCTCCTTATGATCCGCTTGATAAACTGCAAATATATCATGTTCCTTTTTTACTTCATGATTCGCGAATTGCATATAATGTGGATGATAGTACCCGAGATTATAACCAGATAAAACAATGTCATCATATCTTTTTACATCATAGGAAATCTTATCCTCCCGGCCGGCATACATGTTCCACCATTCCTTACCCAATGGAGATGGAATGCTATATACATCTTTACTATATATTTGATTCTTTATTAATTTTTCTGCATTGCTATTTTCAAATACATCATAAGATCCTAAAATAGATGGAGAATCAGAACCATCATATAGCATGAATCTTCCATCTATCTCATGTAATCTCTCTAATCCATAATTAATAGACTCCTGTAAAGACTTCGCCCGCCGGTTAATAAAACATTCATCTCCTAAAATGCTTATATCCCAACTGTCTACCATATCCCCAGCAATAATAAAATCTATTCCTACATCTTTGAACAAATCTTTATACATCAAAAATCCTCTATATGTAGCCTTATTTCTACCCCTATCAACATCAACTAATCTAATACGTAACATAAGTTCAACATTTAGGAATAATCATATTATAATTTAGAATACATTTCATTTTGACTTATCTGCTTATTAATACTCTTAACATGCAATAAACACCAATTCCATTCATCAGGTATAGCAGCATAATGTGAATATCCTGTAATTACTTCATGTACCTTATTCTTAAATCTAATCTTATCTAAATTCCTATATATCCTCGTTTGATAATCCGGAAAATTAATAATAGGCTTATAATAAACAACAGACCTTATATCTTTACTACTATTAATGTTATACTCCTCCTTAATCAAATTATTAATCTCAAGCAATTTATATAAATCAGAATAAATACTTATAGGCTCTAAAGTAGATTGAATAGCTATATCTTGTTTGCTGATTTTCCAATTCCAATGATTAATCCATTCTTGTGTAATGTTTTCTACAATGTTAACTCTAGGAACGGCAATCATTTCCATGTCTGCATTAATTTCCAACAATGTTTTTAAATTATACAACAAAAAATCATTCAATAACTCATCTGCATCAATTTGAAAAATCCATTCTCCTCTTGCATGCTTAAACAAATTATTTTTAAATGTTGCAAAATCTCCGTTCAATGGAAAATTAACATGATTTATATGTTCTGATATAGGATGATTCTTAATTACATCCAAAACATCATTAGTTACCCTGGAGGAGTCCGTCTGCACAATAATTTCCGTATCTACTGCAATAACTCCCTCCAATAAAGAAAGTAAGACAAATAACTCATCTTTCTCATCACAGGCAGTAACACAATATGAAAGGTAAATGTTATCCAATTTCTTTATGTTTTGGTAAATTTAATTCATATAATTTTTCAAAAGCATTAGAAAAAGCATCCGCATTAAATTCAATACAATTATCTACATCAACTTTTCTCCTTATTATAGCATTAGGGTAATTCTTAACATCATCATCCGTAAAATCAATAATCTCACATACCTTCCAAACCATCCTCTTAGTATCCCCTTCGTCCGGAAAAATTACCGCCTTGTCTAAAGAAAATACAAAAGGATACCATACCAAGTTTTCTACATCAACGTGTCTTTTATCTATACAAATTCGGGGCAGCGTCGACTCATACTGAATCTGGGCGTCGGAGCCTAGAACTAGGCTCGAGTCTGTATAGTAGCCGCTGCCCATGCAAAGTTTTGTCAGCAATCCAGTATCTGTAAGTTCTACAATTACTTCTTGTTGTCCGGTTATAGGAGATAGTTCCTCGAAAGTTACATCAATCATTCTACTAGTTTTAGTTTTGGTAAATTAAGTTTATTTATCTTAGGTTGGTTTTGAATTTCAATTGAATCCAGAATTCCTTCTAATTTATCGACCATTTTCTCAAAAGTAAAATGAGCTAACGTATGAAGTCTTTGTTTTTCCGCGTTTTCTTTATGCTTATTATATCTAGTAAAAACATCTGCAATAACTCCAGCAGAATACATATAATCGACTGTAAACCATTTAGATTCCTGTATAAACCAATCATTTAGAACTGATTTATCCACGGGCTCTAGTCGGCCGGGAAGCAGAGAACAGTATTTTGGATTTAAGAAATCAGTATGTCCAGACCAATTAGATGCTATGATAGGCTTCCCAGTTACGGAAAATTCAGCTAGAGGTCTTCCATACCCCTCTCCTTTTGTAAAGGAAATCATAGCTTTTACTTTTGGGTCGTTGTATAAATTATTCATTTCTCCATCTGTCAAATCTCCATGTAGGACATAAATGTTTGGACCAGACTCTCCGTCTAAAATAGACCTAATTTTTGATTGAATTTCATTTAAATCACCTACTGAATACTTACCTCCACTTGTTTTTAAAATTAATGCCGGTCTATTTTTGGCTGGCATTCTTTTAAATGTATCAAAAAATACTCTTATCATAGCTCCTACATTCTTTCTATCATTACCGAAAGAACCTTGCAACCAATGTCCAACAAATAGGAAACAGAAATCTTCTTTAACATGCTCTAGAATGTTCATATTTTCATCAGGATGCATTTTGTTGGTGTAAACTGTTGTGTCCACACCCTCAAATAAAATCTCTTTTCTAAGGCTATCTCTGAGCTTTAGAGTGCCTTCTAATTGATTTGTATGTTTATTTACTTTATCAAATACAGAATCATTTATAACATCAAGAGAATGTTTGGATGTTGTCAATAGCATATCCATATTGTTACATCCCTCAATCCATTTAGGAGAACACATATCTGTTTCTATCCCAGCAGTGAAACCTATGTTATATTTACCGCATTTGACAAATTCATTAGGTATTGTCAACTGAATAAAAATATCATCATTAGCATCCGTTTTTGGTACGATTCTTTTTATAATTTCTGCATCAGAAGGGTTGTTTTTATCTAATCCATTAGTAGGAGTATTTCCCCATGCCGTAGAAACTATTTTTAAATCATATTTATCCTTTAATGATATCAATGCCCATGCTATGTCTCTGCCGTGTGCCCCATATCCGGAAGCCGTATATACTGGTGCGACTAAAGTAACTTTCTTTTTCATAGAATTCCTATTGCTTTATTAGTTTTTTCTGGTTTTATTTCATGTAGTGAATATCTAGATCTCGGCTTCCAATTATCAAGAGCTAAATTGATATTTTTTATAAATCTATTACACATTTCTTCTGCTGACATTCCTACTTTCGGATCAAGAGCATAAGCCGTTCCTTTGCTCCCTAATGCTTTTCTTTCTTCTCTAGGAATTTTGTACCAATAAAATATAGCCTCGGCCACTTCCTCAAAGGATACTCTGTCATCAAAAATATAGGGAGTTGCCGGTGAACCTTGTAGAGATCTATTGTTAGGAAATACTGGAAATGCCCATTCGCCATGCTTTCTAAAGGTTCCTGCGTGATTAGTAGGGAAATCTTTTGTAAATGTTATGTACTTTCCTTTATTGTCTACGAAACCACACTGGTCTTGTAATCCTCCTGTTACATTATTTATAATAGGAGTGCCGGCCATTAGTGCTTCAGCTCCTGAAAGACCGAATCCTTCATTAGATGCAATATTTAAAACAACATCCGCAAAATTATACCAAAAATTTAGTGTCTTTGTATCTATTTTTTTATCAGAAAAAATGACTTTTCCTTTTGGGTTTAAAGCTTTTACCGTTGCAATTAAGTCTGTACCATTTCCATCGATAGGGTCTGTATGCATGACTAAAATACATCTACTAGCTTTATCATCATCTTTTAGATATTCGCAAAATCTAGTAAAAGCTAGAATAACATCCCCCGGTTGTTTTCTTCTTATATTTCTATTATTCCAAAAAATTAAAAAATCAGTAGGCGTTTCTTTTTTAAAATCAGATATATAAGCATTGTATTCATCATATACTTTGCTACTTGGAAGAATCTTATATATGTGTTTATTATTTATTCCATGAGGAATGTAAGCAGTGTAAGTTGTATCTATATCAAAAGATTTTGGTTCGCCAGAATCTAAATCATAATATTTATATTCATTTTCTTCTAATACTACATTAACTAAATTATGAGTTTGCTTTGATATATTAAATATGAAATCACATGAAGCATAAAATTCAGAATTCCAATGTGGATATGGCAAATCGTCCCATATATTATAATACATAATAGGAATAGATGTTCTAATTTCTCTCTCCATATCATATAACCATTCCCAAAATCTTGGGTCCGTAAAATGTAAAATCGCATCAGGCGACTCTCTAGTTATTATTTCTCTTAATTTGTGTGGATCTCCGTACCCATTATTAGGGTATATAAGCACGCTAGCGTCATCTATTCCTATTTCTTTGTTGACATCATCTGAAACATCAATAATTTTACCGGCATCAGGATTTTTTATAGCAGCTCCAATTTGAACCCAATCAAAATATTTAGCTGTACCTACTACAATTTCCCTAGACATTACTCCAATACCTGAGTTTAATCTTAAATCATCCGACAGGAGTAGAATTTTTTTCTTTTTAGGACGATTAGTTATTTTCTTTAGTTTTGGTAATTCAAAATTCATAATATATTATTTGTTTATATAATCTCTAGCTTCTTCTGGACATAAATCAAACCTATTTTTAAATTCACAGTAATTGCAATTAAAGCAATTATTTCCTGTTAAAGCGGGATATAGGATATCTTGTCTAGCATTTCCTTGCTTATCAAAAACTTTTTTTATGAATGTTTTAAATTCGATTATAGAATTTTCTACAGACTTTTTTGACTGTGCAGGTTTAAATATCTGAACCCTGCTTACAGGGAAATCGTATCCATCTGTTATTCTTCTCACTATAGTAAATCTACAATCCACATCTTTTATCTCGAGTCCTAAACTCTTGGCTAAAAAATTTTTATATAATAGTATTTGAGATATTTTTATTTTATCTTTTTTTGAATAGGAGCTCCATCCTTTTCCTGAAGTTTTTATATCGTCTATTACTAATTTATTATTTTCTTTGTCATAAAAAAGTAAATCAATAAACAAAATAAAATAAAGAGGCTCCTCAGAATCTATTATTTTTATCATCAGAGGAACCTCTACTCCCAAAAGAGACCAATTATCTCTATTGTAATATAAATTATGACTACTTCTTATATGATTTAAAATACTAACTCCTTGCTCCCAAAATTCCGTCAGTTCTAGGCTAGTAGAAAAATGCTTGCCATAATTAGTAAAATCTTTTTTATATACTTCTTTTATTCTATTTTTTAATTCTATACTAAAATCAATTTCATTTTTATTTTTAAATTTATTATCATGATTTTCGATTAAATATTCCTGTAAAACTTCGTGGAAAGCAGTCCCAAAAGTCATGTGTATAGAAGGAGGTCTAGTACCTAGCTTTAATACATAACTCAAAAACCATTTTTTAGGACACTGACTGTACATAGAAAATTGAGAAAATGAAACATGTTTATGAGGTATTTCTTTTACTTTATTAGCAAAATCAATAGACTCCTGTAATTTTATCTTTACTTGTTCCAAAACCATTTATTGATGAATTAAGATAATTTTTCCATGTCTATAGGATTTCCGCAAGAATCGCATATGAAAACAGGAATAGTTACTATTTTATCTTTTGTGGTTCCGGTGTATAATTTGCTAATTTTTTTAAGCATTATAACTTGTTTAAAATATTCTGATTCGCAAGAATTACAACAAATTCCATCTAATTGATCTGAAGTTATTTGTAATTTTGGAGGTTCTATAGGAGGTATATTCATATATTATTTTTAGTAAAAAAACAAAGAAAATTATAAAAAGTTTTATTCTACTATAAATAGTTATATATTAATTATTTAATGTCCTTCTTGCCAATTTTTAGATATTTCTGGAGGGGCTTTTAGCGCAATGCTTAATTTTGTTGAGTTCTCCATTATGTCTTGAACAATATTTAGCGCATCCTCTTTTCTATTTTCCTCAACTTTAAAAATTAATTGGTCGTGAATTTGAGCTACTACTAGTCCTTTTATTCCTCTTTTTATAAACTCTCTATTTATAAAAAGAGCTGATTTATTGACAATATGAGCTGCCATGGATTGTATTTGAATATTTTTAGCATTATTTAAACCATTCTTATAATCTCTATACATATCAAGAACTTCTTTTTCTCCATACTCTCTTTTTAAACTTTCCCTAAAGTCATAGTCTAAAAGTTTATCCTGGTATTTTTTATAATAAAATTTAACTTTAGGCAAATGTCTTATTCTACCAGATTGGCATTTTATAAATCCGTTATTTTTTACAAAATCTTCACTCTCAATCATCCATTTTTTTAATTCAGGATATGCATTTAAATATCCATCAATTAATATCTTGGCTTCTTTTACAGAAACATCAATTGTTTTACTTAAAGCATAGGCGGACATACCATAAGGAATACCTAAAGAATAACTTTTTGCTTTATTCCTAATAGTTTTATTGGCCTTTTTTAGGAAATTACTATCCTCCGGATCAGCAGAGTATTGAGTTAGTTTTTCCGTATCTATAGCAATACGAGAATAAAAATCCCAATTTTTCCTAAATATTTCTCGCAACCCTTCGTCTCCGCTTATATGAGCAAATATATGAGGTTCTAGACTTACATAATCACAGTCAATAAAAACAGTATTTTTGTCACATATAAAAAATGTTCTAATCATATTAGTATATTTATATACTCTAGGGTCTACCCCTTGATTAGATTCAAATGGTCTTGGAAGTTGCTGAGCGTCACTGCTATATCTCCCCGAAACTGTACCATGTTGCTGATAGTAAAAGTAATATCGGTCATTTTCACAGTTATCTAAGAATCTATCCATATAAGCTGATTTTAACTTTGTCAGCTTATTATAGGTAGTTAACTTTTTACTCCACTCATATTTATCTTCAAGTGTCTCTAAAAAACTTTCGTTAAATTGAGGTGCTCCTTTATCTGTATAAGTTATGGGTTTTTCTTTAAGAAAGTCAAAAACAAAAGAGCCTAATTGCTGCTTAGAATTTATATTTATAAGCTCATTATCATTTAATTTTTTCCAAAGATTTACTGCACAAAAAGATAAATTTTTTTTCAATTCATTTGACATTTCATAATTCGTAAAAGATTCTCCTAAGAGATATTTTTTTATTTCTGAATCAGGTAGAGACAGCACTGATTTTTTAAGTATTTTAATTTCTCCTTTGTCATTTGTAAAATGACTTATTAATCCATATAAATTAATTAACTCCATCAGTAAAGGTCCTTTTGAGGGAATCAGGTAGTTTTCTTTTTCTTTAAAACTAGGGTATTTACTAGCAGCTGTAAAATATACCCATCGTTTAAAATCCGAAGATTGTCTTAAAGATGTATAGACTTCTTGCTTTATTTGATTTATATCATCTAATATATCTTTCTGGGCTTCTTTTATTTTTTCTATGTCCATCAAAATACCCTCCCTTTCCATGGGAACTGTTACTTCTTTATACAAAGGCATTACTTCTATGTTATAGAAAAAGTCCTCTAAATCTTCCTCTTTTAAAATTTTAGAAAATAACATAAAAATACGCATAGTTAAATCAGTATCTGCGCAGGCATATTTAGCTAAAATATCTAAATCTGCTTTATAAATCTCAAAATTATCTTGTGTTATTTGACCTCCATTTCTTTTTACAGATTCTTTCATTAAGATTTGCTCTTCGTTTGCTTCCTTATCTACGTCTAAAAAAATGTGTTTTTGAACCATCTTGCCTATTGATTTTAAAGCAAAGGGTCTTCCTAGTCCCACAGATCCTTCTTCTCTAGTTGTATGAACTAATAAAATAGTATCAGCATGTAAAGAAGGTAATAAATCTATTTCATAATTACTTAATACAATAGATGTATCATAAGAAGCATTATGCATTATTAATTTTTTACCTATCAATTTCTTAACTAATCCGATAGCTAATTTTATATTATTGTAAGATTCTATAGAAAGATTTAAAAGCTCTTGTTTTTCTACAGACCATTCGTAAGTAGGTAAATAATAAGAAAGCCCGGGTTTAAATCCAAAAGATAATCCTACTATTATATCTTTTCTAACATTTAAGCCTGTTGATTCTACGTCAAAGCTTATTATGTCATAAGAATCAATCATGTTAGATAATTCCTTTATTTTATCTATAGTATTACAAGTAGTATAATTTTTTGTTATTATCATAACCTATATAATTAAAAATCAATTTTTTGAAAAAATATATAATTATCCAAAAAAGATTTCATCTCTTCTACAGATGCATCCCTTCTTCCTGTGTTAGCAAAAACAGTAGTCAATACAATATTATCCGCATCATACCCCCTAGAATTGTCTAATCTATCTATACTAGGCTTTCTTAACTTATCCTTCATAGTAAAATCTAAAGGTATATTTAGCCAATAACAAAGACCATTCTGTTTATCTTTTAATGATTCTAAAAATTTCATGTCAACTCTTTTATCTTTAGGTTTTCTAGGTTTTCTTACACCTTTTACAAGAGTAGAAGGTGGAAGAGATTCTTTGCTAGATAAGTTACCTAATAAGCAATACTTCCAATTTTTATTATGACATTTTTTACATGTACGTCTTCTTCTACCATTTCCGGATTGGTGAAAATCATTCTCTTCCTTCTCTATTCCACAGCTAATGCATACTTTCATGAAATTATTTTAATCTTTCAAATCATCAAAATCAGTCCACTTCTTATCTCTTAAAATTAATATTAAATATCCTATCAAATCGACTACATCATTTTTTCTTAATTCCTCAGAGTTTTGTATCCTTTTCAATTTATCATCGGCTCTGTATCCAAATTTATGCTTATCAGTAAATATATTTAAGGGAGAGTCCGCGGCTCCATTATACTTAGAGTCTTTATATAAGACAAGATTTTCTAAGTTTTTAAAAATTTTTTTTATTTCTTCTTCAGGAGAAGATTTTTCTTTTACTTGTTTATAATCAATCATGGTATAGTTATTTTACGATAAAACCAATAAATAATAATAAAGTTTTATAAAAAGAGGAGGCTTTTATGCCTCCTCGCAAAAAAACTTTCAACAACTTAAATACCTCTTGTTTATTATATGATATAAAATAAAAATTAACCTTCACAGACAATACACTCGGAATACAAATCTCTCTGTTGTTTACTATCGGCTCTTAGATTGCTCTCAGATCTTAAATAATACAAAGATTTAATTCCTAATTTCCAGGCTTCGATATGAACTTGATTTATCCATTTTGCAGGTGCATCATGAAAGAAAGCTAGATTTATAGACTGTCCTTGATCAATATATTCTTGCCTAATTGCTGCTTGTCTAACCAACTCTAATTGATTTATTTCCTTAAATGTTCTAAATACTTCTTTTTCTTCATCTGTTAAACCATCTATATTTCTAACAGAACCTTTATCTTCCGCAATAATATCCCATATTTGAGGGGTATTAAGTCCTTTTTCGTCTAGTAATTTTTCTAAATCAGGATTTCTTCTTAGGTGAGCTCCTTTTGCATCATCATCCATATACAAATTGGCGGCAAATGGTTCAATTCCTTGAGACATTCCTCCGGCCAATTTAGATGAACTTCTATTGGGAGCTACAGCTACACAAGTTAAATTTCTATACCCGCTCTTCTCACACCAGGCAGGTTCGCCAAACTCTTTAGCCATCCACATAGAAGCTTTATCTGATTTTTCCTTTATATGACTAAAAATAACCCTAGTTAAAGAAGTTGCCTGTATTCCCACGAAAGGTATTCTCATTTTTTGTAAAAGTGAAGCCCATCCTAATGCCCCTAATCCTAAAGCTCTAGATTTTTCGGCAAATCTTATAGAGTCTTCAATTCCTTGTATATGTTTAGCTTTTTCTAAAAACTCAGAGATTACTGCATCTAAGAATATAGTGGCATAATATACTGCATCTGTTTTTGACCATTCATCCCATTTATATAAATTCATGGAAGATAGGCAACATACAAAAGTGTGATTTTCATCAGAAGGTAACATTATTTCTGCGCATAATTGACTGTGTCTTACCTTTAAATTATATGCGGAAAATGTACTTTTAAGATTTGCATTAGCATTATCCACAAAAAATGTATATGGCTCTCCAGTTTTAACTCTAGTTTTTATATGCTCTAACCACAACTCTCTTTTGCTACCATTTTTATTAATAACTTCCTCCATAAAATCATTAGAGAATTTTGCTCCCATATGAATATTATGACATTGTCTATTAATATCCCCTTTTGGTTCTCTTATTTTTAAGAAGTCAGAAAACTCCGAGTGATTTGCGGATAAATATACAGCTACAGCACCTCTTCTCATTTTACCTTGTTTAGATGCTATAATAGTAGAATCAAAAGATTTTATAAAAGGTATAATTCCATCAGTAGTTCCATTTGATCCGTCTTTTATTAATGCTCCTTTAGGTCTAATTTCAGAAAAATCATATGCAGTACCTCCACCGTGTTTAGATAGTATAGCCATTTCAAGATTTTTTCTGTATATATCGTACATGGAATCACCTACATATCCGCCAAAACATGATATAGGTAATCCCCTGTTAGTTCCAAAATTACTCATTACCGGAGTAGATGGTATCAGCCATCCATTCCAAAGTATTTCAAAAAATTTAGAAAAAAGTTCAGGTTTGTTTAAGTACTTTGCGGCTGTAATAGCTAACCTGATATACGCATTTTTAGGAGTTTCTTTATTTTGTAAATATCCTCCTAGTATAGTTGTTAGGTAGAGGCTATTATTACCCCACTCAGGTATGTCATTTATTGTCCATCCCTGTTTTTTTGCTAAGTCGTGTAATTCGTTCATTTTTATAATTTAAAATAAGTCATCGCTGTTCCAATCTTCATTAGGTTTAGCGTATCCGGTTTCTCTATTATCGAAGAAGTCTGTTTGTTGTTCACCAGAAACCATTATGTAAAACCAAGACATATCATCTATTGATTTTTGGTCTACTTTATATACTGGTTTTAGTCCTAATTCAATTAATTTTCTATTGGCTCTATCATACATAAAATTCTTGAGATTGTGTTTTGATAAAGTCTCTAATTCTCCCATTTCAAAAATACTCTCTATGTACGCAAACTCATTAATTAAAGACAAATGAATGCCCTGCATAATACTATTTTTAAATTCCGGCGTCCATATTTCAGGATTTTCAGCAATCAATTCTCTAAACAATCTACATCCAGCTTCGCTATGTAAACTTTCATCTCTTACAGAAAATATCATTTGTTGTCCAATACCTTTTAGTCTGTTTGATTTTCTAAATGAGAGGAGGACTGCAAAAGAACTAAATAATTGAATACCTTCGGCGCATGCAGAAAATAATGCTAAACTTCTTGCAATGTTAGATATAGATGTATCATTTTTATCTACATCAATAAGAACTTGCAATTTATTCATTGTTGCCTCATCTTGCAGGAATGCTTGAAAATCATCTAAACCTAAAGTATCATTTAAATATGAATAAGCTGTAGCATGTATTGTTTCAAATGCTCCAAATGTTACTGCCATCATCTTAATTTCAGGAACGGGAAACCATGTAGTAACATATTGAGACCAATAGTCATTTACATGTGTTTCAGTTTGGGCAAATCCTTTTAAGATGTTACCAATGACATTTTTTTCAGATGGATTAAGATTTTCATCCCAATCTTTGATGTCTTTTTGCATATTAATTTCTGTATGCAACCAGTGGGCATTTTGTTGTTTAAACCAATAATAATAAGCCCATTGATACTCAAATGGTTTGAAATGCAGTCTTTCTTTTAATAAAGGCATGTTGTTGAAGTTATGAATTTTATTGAAATATGATTGAGTAAAAATAAGTACTCAAGTAGTGAAGTTATTAATTTGAAATTTCTTCGTACTCTTTAAAAAATCTATCGACTTCTGCCGGATCAAAAGCACTTGAATTTTTTGGAGCAGGACCTCTATCATCATCATCTGACATGATATTATTTATTTGATGTTTACCGCATTGTGTATCTAATAATCCTTCAAATGATAATCCTAATTCTCCTAATCTTGATGCTACAATGTGATAAATGTTTTTTCTTGATAATGAAAACATGAAATCACATACCATGAGAACATTATATGATTCTGCAATGTGTTCTCCATTTACAATCTTAGCTGATTCTGATGTTCTGTTTGCTTGAGATGGAACCCATGCTGGAACTTTATATTCATCTGCAATATTTCTAATGTCTGTAAAGATTTCATCTAATGCAAATCTTTTTTCTGTTTTAGTTGATTTTAGTAATTTAGGGTCATCTATAATGATTAGTCCCGGCGAAATTCCTTGATGATTACATTGGTCTAAATGTCCCCTAATAGTCATAGTAGATGCTTTGTAAGCCCCAAATTTTTTTATAATAAGCTTTCCTGGGATATCAGACATCTTTTTTTCTATAAGAGGCATGTTTTCTTGATTTAATTTATCTAAAGAAATGTCCGTAATGTAAGCATCAATCCTTTTAGATATCTGAGTAGGGTATAATTCCATTGTATAATAGATGACATTAACTCCTAACTCCATTGCATGCGCAGCTAGAGAAATTAATAACCAGGATTTTCCTCCTTTCGGCGGGCATAAAACAACACCTAATTCTCCAAAAGATAATCCGCCTCTCATGTATGAATTTAATACAGGCCATGGAGTAGGTATTGGATTTCTGTCGTCCTCTGTGTATCTATTTTCCAGTGTATCCTCATATATATAGCCTAAATCTAGTTCTGAACCAGCATTGTGGGCTTTGTTAATAGCAGAGAAAGCGGCGTCAAAATCATTATTTTTTACTAAGTCTACGGCATTTCTCAATGCCTTAACGTATTCTCTATTTCTGCAAAACTCTACAATTTTATCTTTAACATGCTGTAAATCTTTAGCATCTCCTAACTCTAACGAAGATTTTAAAAATATAAAGATACTTTGCGCAAAAATTTTATTTCTCTCCGATTGAGAATCGTTGTCGTCTTTGTTTGCTAGTTCTTTAATATTAACTTTCAAAACATCTACGGTAGGCTGAAGTTTATAGGTTTCATAATAGGAGTGCATCTTTTCAATTATCCAAGACATCGACTCGTTCTCGAAATAATTAGAATCTAAGATGTCAATTATACGAGTAAAAAATAACTCGTCATTAAGTAAATTGTACAAAACTTTCTTTTGGAAATCGGAGCCAAAAGAATTTAATAAATTAGCTGTCATTATTATGATTTTAATCTGTTTACAAAATTCCTATACCAAGAATCAAAATTATCTATTTTAGAATAAAGTCCGTCGAAAGAAAACATTTCTCTAAATTCATAATCATGGCTTATAGGTACAAATTCTCTAAGTATTCTACTTATAGCACTTTTAGTATGATAAGATATATTAACATCATGTAATTGAATCAATTTATAATTCAATTCTAGCTTGTTGAAATCATTTATAATATTATCAAGTCCTTTATATTTTTTACCTCCTGAAATCAAATCCTTGGCTCTTCTATAAAAGAAATCTATATTATCTATCTTACCTTTTTGTATTTCAGGAAAAAACTTAACAATATACTTTTCTCCCACTGACCCAAAGCTAGGAATATTATCACTACGGTCTCCTATAAAAGCTTTGTAATATACGAAGTTTTCCGGTATAACTCCAAATTCTTCCACAACTTTTTTTGGAGAATATAGTATTTTTTTTGTTGGGTTATAAACTTGTATGTTTTCTGATACTAGTTGGAGGTAATCTTTATCCGAAGACATTATAAATTTATACTTATAATCTTCTAGTTCGGAAGACTTTACTAGGATAGAAATTACATCATCTGCTTCTACTCCGTCCATGATTAATTGAACTAGTGGTAAGCTGTTTAAATACTCAATGAGTCTTCTTATTTGTCTGTCAGACTCCTTATCAGTACTTTCCGATTTATTTTCTACTAGTCTATTCAGTTTTAAACCTTTATGTTTTCCGGATTTATAGCCTTTATACATTTTTCTTCTTCTTACTGATCCTCCTTGACCATCAAAGACTATTATTACTTTGTTTATATTATAAGTTTTAACAAAAGAAAACATAGTTTCTATAAATCCAAAGGCACCTCCAATAGTATGTCCGTCAGTATTTAAAGTAGGATAAGCGCAAAAACATCTAACAAACAAGTTTGTACCATCTATTATAAGAACTGTTTTTTCATTAGATAAAAACCTATGATTATCTAATAATTTTGATACATCAATAGTCATTTCCTGATTCTTCTATGTGAACAAAAGGTGTAGAATCTCCTTCGTCTGCTACATTTCTATTCACATAAGTAGTAATATAGTATTCCGATATATTAGCTAAAATGTCTTTTCTAATTTCTTCTCTAGAAAAAAGCTTATCATAAAAATCTTTTCTTTGAAATCTTATGTCTTCTAGTATTTCGCCGGTTTCTTTGTTACAATACTTGTAAGTATACCAAGCGCCAGAAGACGTCGCTAAGCCCTTGTCTTTTAAAAAGTCCATAATTGAACTAACATCATCAATTCCTGAATTATACATAATATTAAAAGATGCTTTTCTATGTGGGGGACCAATTCTGTTTTTAATAATTTCTGCTTCAGTAGTAACTCCTAAAGGTAAATCTTTTTCCGGGCCTTGTATCTTTCCTTTTTTAACTAATTTTACTCGAATAGTAGAATGAAATCCGATTGCCTTACCCCCTGATGTAGTGTATGAATCTCCTCGTCCTGGTAAAGCCTGTAAATTTTGTCTCAGCTGATTAGTAAATATAAGAAGTATTTTTTCTCTGCCTAATAAGTTTGTTAATTTTCTCATAGCTTTGGAAATTATAATAGCTTTTTGAGTTGCCCATCCATCTTTATCGTAATTTCCTTCAATTTCATCTTTTGTACTAGCCCCCATAACAGAATCTACTACAATTGTTACAATGACATCTTTATTAGATGCTCTAGTTTGCTCAATAATTGTTTCTACGGAGTTAAAAACATCCTCGATGACTTCGTGTTGGACATAGACAAAGTTTTTTGTTAAATCAACTCCTATTGCTCTTAGAAAATCTTTACTCACGGAACTTTCCGTATCGATAATAATTCCTATTCCTCCTTTCTTTTGAGTCTCTTTAATAGCATGAGCCGCTAGTAGAGACTTACCTGATTGTTCTAATCCAATTAATTCAACTATTTTTCCTACAGGATAACCTCCGTTAACTCTATTGGAAATAGCCATGTCTAAAGTAGTACATCCGGTAGAAACAAAATCACTTACATTAGTAGGAGCTAAAACAGAATCTTCTAGTTTGTAAGCTACAGTACCAATATCCTTTTTGTACTTAGCATTTATTGCATCTATGATAGATGATGCGAATGAGGTGTCAGTCCTCTCTTGAGAGGATTCCTTCTTTTTTGCCATAATTTATTTTTTTTATATAGAGTCTAGAAATTTAGAAAAATCGTCTTCAAGAGATTTAGTGGCCTCTGGTTTATCTAGTTGTTTTTTACTAGGTTCCTCGACAGATTTAGGGGCACCTCCACCTCTTATAATTTCATTAGATTCCGGTGCCTTACTTTTTGCAAACAAGCTGCCAGCTAAAGAAGTAACCATCTTTTCAATCTCTTCTTTTGTGTGGGTAACATATAATTCCTCAATATTACCAATTTCATCGTATTGTCTTTTAAAGTCATCCATGGTATATCCGTCTTCAGCGCGCTCAATAATATTAGACGGACTTCTCTTCGCAGTAATTTCAACTCCTCCGGTAGATGGTTTAGTTATAACCAAGTCAGTACCTCTTTTTAAGTCAAATATTTTAGATGATTCCTCTCCTTCGTCTTCATAAATGGTACTTATAATATTAAATATCTTCTCGTAGGTCTTTGTGTTTACAGGCCATACTTTTATTCCACTAGACTCCTTACCTCTTATTAGAATTGGAATATAGTAAAATTTTTGAGGAGAAAAATATTTAATAAATTGCTTGTTGTTCTCGTAGTCCTGTCTGTAAAGATTATTGGCAAATAATTCAGCCGGATCTTCTTTTTGGAAAGATTTAGGAGATACAAACTCGTAATTTGCTAAACCTATCTTTGTGGTGTAATCTCTACCATGAATATAAACCATGTAAAAAGGCCATTCAGGATCTTTTTTGTTTGGTACAATTCTAATAGTAGTAGAACCGGATGTAGGTCTCCAAATAAAATCAAAAATGTTTTTACCTCTCTTTTTGTTAGCAGATGTAGAGGTAGAAAGTCTGTTCGCTTCTTGCTTGAAACGTTCTGCAAAATTACTCATAACTATGTATTTTAAATGTTAGAAATATTCTTTTTATATAGAAACTTTAGGTCTATCAATCTTAATCCATCAGAACCGGTTACTATTAAACAATTCTCATAATAATCCCAGTCAATTTTGTAGTTAACATCAAGTTTACCATTATTTGACTTTTCGATTAGTCTATTTAAACCATTCAGAGTAAATAAAGTACCTGTTTCTTTATTTCTATGTAACATTAGAGTGGACGGCAATAAAATAAAATTATCCTCTCTAATAACATTATAGCTTAATATAAGTTCATCATTATCAGACGCATTTCTAAAAACAAATACACTATCGTTAGTTATTTCGTAAGTGTTTTTAATTGTCTTCAATGTACTTTCTATAAAATGTGGATGACAAAATGTACACAGTAGTTTTGTAGGTTTTCTCTCAATCATGCTTTCACGTTTTCCAAATCAAAAGATTTCATGTTAAAGTAATTTTTTCCAATTTTCACAGAAGAGATAAAACCAGAATCATTAATAATTTTTTGTATTCCTTTTAAAGTTTCTAATCCATCTTCTCTATCGAAATCTAATAAAAAGGAATCATAAACATATAATACAATTTTTGTTTTCTTCGACTGCAAATATACAATAATTTTTTTTATAATGTCAAAAAAATGTTCAACTTCCATTAATTGTATAACATAAGAAAATAATTTTCCTTTTGTGTAAGAGTAGTCATCTTTTAGATTTTTTAGTTTTAAAGTCCTAGCGCAATATGGAACTTCTATCTCTTTATTTTCGACCATCTCTTTATAAATATTATCTCTATACTTGTACAACTCATCAAAGAATGGAATTTTTTTGGCTTCTCCTCTTTCAGAATAAATATTAGTGAATGTTATTTTTTTTGCTTCATCATATTCTTGCGGGGAAATAATATCTTTATTAAAATACATCTTGGCTAAATACATATGAATATCATCTTTTTTCAATTTAAATCCGTTAGCCTTTGCAATTAGATATAAATGAAATGATTTAATATCAAATTCAACTAACATTCCCTTATCATGCCTAGAAATGAATCCTAAGCGATGTTCTTCATCTTTTGGTATAGCACTAAGGTTAATCCCTTTACATGTCCCTACGGGTCTTCCTGTGGCGTTGTAGAGGGAATATTTAGGATGTAATAAAGATTCAGTTAATTTCTTATTATAGGCTTGATTTATTTGGGGGATATCAATATAAATTCCATTATCTCTAATATGATTTAAACATGATAAAATTGATGTATATTTTTCAATGACATTAGATTTTTTTTCCAATGTAGATAAAAATGATACTTGACTATTAAAACATTTAACAAACATGTAATATGGTATGTACATGTTATATAATGTAGATGGATAATAAAATCTTTTGAACTTAGATGAAAAACTGTATAAATCTTCTATATAATTTGTGTCTCCATTATTTAGCCAATATAGTAATGGAAACTCTGTAGAAAATTTACTGGGGAAATAATAATCAAAGATGTATTTAGAAGATGCAATGACATAATTAAATGATAATAATGATTTTAATACATCTAATGTAATGTTAGATTTAAATTCTTGATGTTCTAATGCTATAGAATAAGAATCATTAGTTTTATAATCATGTATAAATAGTAATGAGAGTCCCTCCGAAAAATTTGACATATTTTTGGGAACAGGAAATACAAAAGAACCGGAAAAATCAGTCTGAATCTGCTTTAGCTGAATCTCGTTTTCAATAACCATCATTTATATAAAACTCATTATAATTTACAATAAACCTCTTAAGTCCTGGAAAAGTTTTATCCGCGTTTATAATTTCGTTTCTATTTATTTGAGCTATCTTATTTTTGTCTCCGCGAACTTTCCAATAGACTTCGGCAAATATAAGTCTATTTTTATTAATTTCCAAATTTTTAGCAGAAAAATAATCTTCTGGACTTATTTCTAGAATAGATTTTATAGGCTTTACTCTTTTTTGGTAGAAATATCTCTTGAAATAAGGGTCTAATTCTTCTATTTTATCTTTTGTCGGAGTGTATGGGTTTAAATTTATATATTCTACCATGGGTTCTAAACCAAGTGAAGAATACACTCTTCTTTTAAATTCGTATTCTAAAAATAATCTTTTTCTAATATCTCTTTCATTTATACCGGCGTATGGTATTCTGTTCACATAAAAATAATATCCTTTATACGGCTTGTTATCTTCATCCCATAAAAAATTACCCTCTGTATAAAAAAAATTAGCCATGATTATTTATTTAGCTCCTAAAGTAGGTATCCCTGAAGGTATTGCAGTGCATATGGAATCTAATTCAGTTTCCCAATCTTGATTTTCTATTCTGTGGCTTACCCTAGATACTACAAAAGCAATATTTCTTTCCGTAGTAAAACTTTTAGGAACTGTATTACTATTTATATGATGCCCAATTCTCCATCCGCCTACTCCGTCCATTTTAACGTTCATTTTCATTAACCATAGATATTGATTATTATTTATTAAATCTGTTGTTGATTGTCCTCTTAATAAACTAGATAATAAGGTTCTTGCTCCATCACATGTTTCCTCGCTATAATATGTTTGCGGCATTTTACCTCTATAATATTCTACTACTAGTTCCTGTATTATTTTCTTCATATCTTCTGAGGGAAGCCCATCATTAGTATGTCCTTCTCTAACTGCGAAAGAACTTCTAGAAGAGTTATATATGTTTTTAACTAAAGAAGCGTGTAAATCAGTAGAAGGTAATTCAGCGGTTATTTGTAGTTCTCTAGTAGATCCATCACCGTTAAGTGTATTAAATTTCCATACATTAAAAGAATCGTCTACAAAAGTAGTTGGAACTATTCTTAGTACATTGTGATTTGATACATCCTCTACATCGGGGGTTCCGTCATCCTGAACTAAACCTAGCTGAACGAATCCTCCTGTACAATCGCTTATTATTCTAAAAAGACTCTTAAAAAAAGTATCAACCTTTAAATACTCTTCTGGGGTAAATTTATTTGTTGAATTAGAACTAGGGTCTGGTTTATGCATATTTGATGACAATGTATTATATAGAGTATTTCTGTGAATAAGAATTTTTCTAAAATCTATATATGTCGAGTAATGAGATTTAACATAATTAAAATTACCTTTAACTTGTTCGTAATTTTTTCCTCTTCCCGGATTTTCTTTGTCTCTATAATCTCCGGCCCCGCCTCCTAGTATAAGTATTTTTTTTGGGTCGCAGGATCTAACTACATTTCCTGTAATGGTTGAACATCTTGGTTTTTTAGCAAAACCTATATAAACATGTTTAACTTTTGAGTCACTCTCTGTATATTTTTCATAAAATGGAAATAGTGCAAATTCATTTATTATTCTATCTACTACATATTGTAAAGTAAAATATTCGTCTGTTTTAGTTTGAGCTGAAGCCTTTTCGTCTAAATCAGGACTTAATGTTCTTCCTTCCACAGGTTTGTATACAACAATTTCACCTAAAGGAATACCGCTTCCAAAATTTAAATAAAGAAATCCGTTAGGTTTTACATAACCTTCGTAAGACTTTATTCTTTTGTAAGCTATTATTTTTCCATCCTCTATAGTATCTGTTAAAAAAGCACCTGAGTTTTGAGCGTCATATAACATTAATTCATAATATCCTGATACTTTTTCTGTTTTTTTATCTTTTGTATAAGTTTTTTCATTTTTATATTCTAAAGGAGGATTTGCATCCCATAAACCGGAAAGACCTATATCTAAAGTAGAAAAAACTTCTCCGGGTCCTACAGCTTCAAAAGATATTTGATAATAGTTTTCATTTGTACTTTGCCATGTGCCGTAGGCTATGAAGCAACCTTTTATTGTATATGAAGGGCATCCGTCAAAAGGAGCGCTATATCCCATTGTTATTGAAAGCTCATTTTTAGGGTCATTTATACAGAATATCTCTGAATATGTTAAAAAATCAGATAAAGAGTATACTTCTATAGTTGCTCTTATTCGCATGGATAGATTGACAATAGAGGCATCTGTCCCGGTTCTTTCTATTTCGGCACTTATTAAATTAGGTCTAGGTTTTAATGAGTTGGGATTATACGTTTCGGTAAAAGTATTTTCTCTAGTTGATACGGATACACCGTTTTTTGTTATGATACAATAAGCTGTATTTCTAGTTTTAGGTTTATAGTAATCTTCTTTATTTCCTTTAGTATATAAACCTAATCTATTATTTAATACTGTTATTATAGACCCTGGTATTGGTCGTCTAAAAGGAGGTGCCATTTATTGATTCGTTTTTCAAATTTTCTAATTCAAGTAAATCTAGAGGATATGGAATTCTAAGTCGTATTCCTATAGGAGGAACTATTGTACCTTTTCCTATGTCATTTTCATTAGCTAAAATCCACCAATATCTAGGGTCTCCATAATAATCATTGGCTAACAAATCAAGTCTATCGCCAGCTCTTGAATATATATAAAAATCACTTGTTTTTAAAGGTATTTTATAATAATAAGTAGTGCTAAATCGTCTAACTCCGGATTCCTCTCTTATTATACTAGTAAGGTCTTCATATCTATTCATTATCCAAAAAAGTTTGATGCTACTTGTGGTTTTATTTTTCCTATATATCCTATTTCCATAGAAACACTTGTAATCATAGGAAGTTCATATTCTTCATCCCATACTATTGAAGAATTATCCCATTCAAAAGTTAAATTTTTTATATATCCCATTTCGCTAGTATATAATTTTCCTATGGTAAACATAACATAAGATCCCACATAAGGTCCATTGTATACTGGGAGGGCTAATTTAGATAATTCGTTTAATTGTTTTACTACATAACTTATATCTAATCCGCTTGGTGTTTGATTGTATGTAATATTAGCTGCTCTCGTAGCTAAATTTGATACTCTAGATCTATCATCTAAATTCATAGGAGTGTCTCTAGTCGCTTGTTCAAATCCTCTAGGTGTTTGAATTCCTCCTTTTATAAAAGCGTCTTGCATTCTTACGGCTGGATCTGTAAGAATTCTAGACCCTTCTACTCCAATCCTAGACCTATTTGCTGACCTATTTGATAATTCAAAGTCTAGCATGTTTTCTGTCATATTAAAAGTAGGAAGAGATTCGCTTTCAACTGCAACGGAAAAAGATAATGATATAGTTCTACTAAAGCTTCTGTATAATATCTTAGCATCTGCTCTGCCTATATCTAATCTTTCATCCCATTCTGGCGTAGAAGAATCAGATATATTATTTATATAAGCTAATAATTTTATAGGTTTTCCGCTTCCTATTGATCCTGCTGATATTCTTTGGAAAGAAAAATCAAAAAGTCTTTTCCTGTCTCTTACGGATAATGATGCTTGACTCATTTTATTATTGTGTATTTTTTGTTCTCATGTGATTTAGTAAAGGTTTTACTGAGTTTGGTGTGAAATAAGCAACGTTTGGTTGCATTTGTTTAAGTAAAAATTCTTTTAGTAATTTATTAGTTTCCTCTTGTTCTTTTACTAGTTTCTCATTATTCATAGATTTTTCGTAATTGGCCACTTGACTCAAATATGCCTGTGATACTGAGTTTTTACTAGTCCTATTTTGTATTACAGACCTAGTTGAATTTTTCAAAACTCCTGCACCTTGTGTACTACTGGAAAAATTAGAACCTAATCCGCTGAAAGTAGTTGGTGTATAATCTACCATCGCGGTATCTATAGGTTTACTTGGTATGATGGGTTTATTATTTGCAACAATACCCCCTGCTGTATTCAAACCCATACCTGCATAATTACCATAACTTCCTGTAAAAGAGGAAGGTGAAAATGCAGAATCTGATATACTAGTAGCTGTTTTATATCCTAAATATCCTCCTATCATAGATGACAAAAGACCAATACCCGCTCCTATTATAGTTCCAACTCCGGGAAATAATGCAGTACCTATAGCTGTTCCTAATGCGGCCCCTCCCAATCCTCCTAAAACTCCTGCAATTGATCCAGAAGCAGCTTGAGCGGTAGATTGTCCGGCTTGTTTTCTATTAACATAATCAAGAACGCCAAAAATAGCGGACGCAACTCCACCTGTTTTTATAGTATTTTTCAAAATAGACCCAAATTTTATGTTTTTAAAATTATTAGCGAGGCCTTTTAGCATACCTGGTTTAGTTGTAGATGATGATGGTATTTTATTTTCTTTAAATCTTCTATCAGGTAAACCTTTTTTGGTTAGTCGTCCTTTTTTCTTTCCGGTAGATTCAGTATTAATTACATCTGTTAAATTTCCTAATAAACCACTCCCTACAACTCCTCCACTTCCAAGTGATATGACATACATAGGATTGGTCTTTGTGCCTAGAGTTCCTGTAAGTGTATCAAAACCTCCTCTCGCTTTACCTACTACTTCTCCTATTTTTTTTCCGACAGGTCCTTTTAACATTTGCAAAACTTTTCCTCCCATTACAAGTGCCATCACACTGCCTAGTCCCATTTGGTACATATCTGGAGTTTTTATCCCTCCGCCACTTTTTTCAGCATTTTCATTAGCTCCTGTTATATATCCTAGATATCTTTTTACGTAATCCCCTAATTTATTTATGGCATTTGCTAATAAATCAACTACAGGTACTACTGCCTCTAAAATGGGAGCTAAAGCATATCTAAATGATACAGATAATTTTTCTATTGACGTATTGTATCTTTCAGCAGCTTGTATTTTGCTTAATTCAGTTCTATATATTTCATCATTAGTTCCGGCTATTTTTTTCAAGTAATCATCGTGTTTCATAGCTAATTCTAAATCCTCGGAATTGCTCAATTTTATTTTTTCTCGAAGATATAAACTTCTTTCTAATTCAGACACTTCAAGACCTATAGCATTAGCAGTTACTTGCCTTTCCGCAAAATCCATGTTTTGAAATCCTTCATAACCTCCCGGAATTGCATTCATCATTTGTGTCATAGCACCGGCAATATCATCCTGTAAAAGCAATTCTCTAGCTTTTCCAATATCAACATGTGTACCTAACGCTATACTTGCTTCAACCTCTGCTGTAATACTTTGCTCAAATGACAACAAATGTTGTGTCATTTTAGCTGCCTTTTGAAAATTTAATCCTAATTTTTTTACTTGTAAATTAGTTTCAATTAAATTTCTATGAGCTGATTTGGAATCTTTATTAATATTAGAGAAATATTTTGATGCAAATTCAGCATTTTGAGCTATATCATCTACAATAGATTGAGGAGAAAACCCTTGTTTATCTGCAAGTTCTAGTGATGCAGCCATTAAATTATTTGCTTCAATATCTCCTGCTCCTTTCATTCTTAAATTATCATAAAAAGCACCGGCAGATTCTACAGATAATCCTATATTTTTTGCATTGTCGGCTATGGCAGATAATGCTTTATCGTTTGTTCTTAATAAAATGCCAGAATCTCCTAAAATGCCTTTTTGAGCATCCATAACATCTCTTAGGCTAGCATGTAAATTTTCAAATTGAGTTTGAGCATTCATAGCATTTTTAAACATCTCATAGGATTGTCTATTTGATGTTCCTAATTCTGCTGCTATTTCCTTTATTTGAGTATTTACTTTTTGAGCTGCATTAAAAATTGTTTTACCTAAAAGTATTCCTATGGTTGTTAATCCTGCTACTATAACGGTGAAAGGTGACACACTATACATTGCTTTTAGTGATGCCCACATACCTTCAAATGCACTACCGGATTCTGCATATTTTTTATCAAATGCTTCGTACCCTTCTCGTAAAGTTTCTAAAGCGCTTTTTCTAGCCTTTAATATAGCATTGTTAAATCCTGGAACCCATCCGGCATAAGAATCAAATTTAGCATATAAAAACGTTAATTCTTGTTGTCCTTCTTTGTAAATACTTTTTAATCTCTTTCTAAATGGGTCTGCTTCTATTTCTGCTTTTAACTTTGCTTTATCTTCTTTAGCTTTTTTTTCTTCTGCTTTCCTCTTTTTTTCTTCCGCTTTTGCTATATTTTCTAGTGAATTAGGGTCTTCTTTATCTTTTTTCTTTTGAGCTCTTTCTGCTGCTTCGGCTTCTTTTTTCTTTTTAGCTATACTTTCGGGTGAATTAGGATCCGCTATTCTCTTTTTTTCTTTTTCTGCTTCTTTAGCTTTTTTCTTTCTTTCTGCTTCTATTTTTTTTCTTCTAGCTTCTTGCATTTTAGCTAGGTTTTCGTTACTCTCTCTACTTTTTCTTAATTCTTCGGCTAATTTGTCCATATCACCTGTTCCACTACCCGGTAAACCTGATAAACTATTTTTTAATTGGTCTAAAACTGATGGGTCTATTCCAACTAAAACCATTCTAAATGCAGGAGAAGCGGAATAATAATCTAAAGCTTTTTGCATAGCTTTAAAAACAGTTTCGCCTATTTTATCTATGGTCGTATCTCCAAATTCGGGTTGTGCAGCAGAAGGTCCATTTGAGAATTGTGCAAAAGCTCTTGAAGCTCCATTGAATACAGCCTGCTCAATTACTTTAAGCATTTCATCAGATACTTCTCCTGGAGAAGCCGACCCTCCTCCTAATCCAACTTCAGGCTTAATATCTTGGATAGGTGATTGTAATCCTCCTACGTTATTTTTTTTTGGTTTTTTACTGCCTATTGAAATTTTTTTCTTCTTACCGCCTCCTTCATTTCCTATAGGCGATGTATTTACTGCTAGAGGTATATCAGAAATGATGTTCGCTGGTGATGATGGTGTATCTTCTATTTTAGGTTTAACGTCTGCTAATGATGGTGATGATGGTGTATCTTCTATTTTAGGTTTAACGTCTGCTAATGATGATGTAGTTTTTTGTTTATAATGTTCTGATAACTTTTGAGCGCTGATTTTAGTAATTTGACTCGTTGGTAAGCCAGTGAATCTTTCTATGTCTTGTGATAAAGGAGCTGGGTTTCCTCCTGAATCTATAGATTTTTGAGAGCCGTGAGAATAAGTAATCATTTGACCAGCTATATCTATAGGTAAGGTATCAGGAATTGGGCTTTGATTTATAAAATTTGATATAGAATTAAATCGTGCCTCCCTTCTTTCTTTATCTAAAGCGGTCTTTGACTTATAAGTGCCAAGTGCATGATGTTTTAAAAGATTAACAGTACTAGATTTATCATTAATATCTAAATTTTGTCTCGCTTCATCTATGGACTTTGAATTTTCTGCTATTCTATCTCTAATTATATTTTTACCGCTAGCATCATAATAAATATGCTCGTCTTTTATTATTACATTTCCTTCCGAATCTTTTTGTTGAAGAACATATTTTCCTGATCGATATCTACTTATTACATATTGACTATTAACAAAAATACTATTTATATTATCTAATATATCGTTTATTCTTTTTTCAACACTAGAAGGATCATTTTCTACCGCTAATTCTAATGCATCTAAAGCAGATTTAACTTTATTCTCTGCATTACCTAATAATACATTAATATTTTTTTTTGCTTCTTCAAATTTATTAATCTCCTTTTTTCTAGCATCGTATAAAACTTTTAATTTATTTCTTTTTGCTTGAATTCTAGGGCCTGATTTAACATCATTTGTTAGCTTATTTAATTCTTGTAAATCTGCTTTAGTTATTTCTGATAATTTTTTTTCTGCATTAGTTAGATGAGTTTTCAAACTATCTAAAGTATTTTTTAATGATTTTATAATATTTTCTAAAGTCATGATATTTTACTTATTTATAGTATGAACTATCTATAGTTTTTAAAATGTCTATTATTAGAATCAGAATCACGTTTTAAAGACTGTAATCTCTGTAATCTTTGAGCTCTTAACTTTTTTAGTTTTTCATCTTCCTTTGCAGCACTATACATTCTACCTACCATCTTTAATTGTGTAGGAATGGCTAATAATGAAAAAAGGGAGGAGAGAATCCCCTCCCTGATTTTTTTTATTTTATCATCTTGATTTTTTGGCTGCTTTTTTATTTGCTTCATTTCTTTCCTCATAAGCTTGTAGTAATCGGTTATAAAAGAATTTTCTAATAAATATAGGCATGTCCATCAAATCACTATATGTAAATCCTTTTCCGTAATGAATTAACTGAAAAATCTCTTCATATATGTACTGTCTATCTCTCGAGGTCAGGCCAAAAAAATCTTTCGTCGAAAACCATTGGAGCGCGAAATGGTTCCCCGGTATACCGGTCTATTACTTCTACGTTAAAATCTACATCAGGTTGTATTTTACTAATAAAAGATCTAATAGCTCTACTATCTGCTGCTAATAAATCAGTATCAATATAATTTCTGATAAATACTAAATCTGTGTTTCCATCCAAAGCTACAATCATGTGCTTTAAACGTAAAGTAAGTAGTCCTGGATCTTTACCTATTTTTTCGTATGATTTTACAATAGCATCTATTTCTTTTTCTTCTTTTCCTGTAAGAAGTTTTATATGAGCTTCTTTTTTAGATTTTGGAAGAGTAAGTTTAAACAAATTACTATTTTTGTTTACTAAAACTGACTCATCTATTTTTTTAGGTTTTAACTCTCCTAAGTCAATAGTAGTATCTTGTGTATTACCTGAAGGAGTTGTGACTTGAATTACGTATTCTTCTCCGTAAGCCGCAATTCTAGATGCAATCATAATTGCATTTTTGTCTCCTACTAATAAATCATCCCAATCAATTTCTGATACAAGCAAATTTCTAAACATCCTTTCTATGGCTGTTCCTTGCATGATGTAATTTTGATTAGTTAAAATATCCTCATCTTTGGCGGTCATATACCGTAGTTCTACTTGACCTGTAGATAAGGGATTTTCTTTAGGATAAAAAAGTCCTTTAGATGGTAAATCTACAATTAATGTTGTTTGTTTAATTCCCTGAGGGACAGAAGGAATAACCGGAACTGGATTTTCCATGTTTTCTTCGTCAGGACTTTGATTAAATGTAACTTCTCTGTCTGGTTTCATAATATTATTGTTTAGTTATTTTAATTTATGCTCTAGGTAATAAACTTACAGATGGTACTCTTGAATTAAGGGATTTAATAGAGTTTGGGAGTTGATTTGTTGCTAGCTATTTGAAAGTTTCTCCTGTATTATATGGTAAAATCTTCTTTTCATTCGCATCTTTTATTAACGCATAATCATACGTAATTGTTACAGTTATAGTAGATAGATTATCGTCTGACATATCTAAATCTCCCCATTTAACTGCGGAAACATAAGCTCCGTGTATTTCCCATCTTTCTGACTGAACATTAGTTCTAGGCATTAATGTTTCTAAAATAAGAGTTTTTTTATAGAGTTCTAAAGCATGTTCTTTGCCTTCTACATAATTTGAATGAGTAGTCATTATCCATTCATAAACTAAAACAGAAGAATCATTTTTAACATCCTCTGAACTTGATAAAGAATCTACGAAAGGATTGTTACTTGCTCTAGGAGAAAACCTATGTGCAGCTACAGGATCATATAGAACTATTTCTATAGGATCCCAAGTCATTTTTCCTTTAAAATTTGTTTTTGTATTTATATATTGTAATTCTATATTTTGATAACTAAATCCCGGTTTAGTTGCTGATTTAACTAAATAAGTAGGTATATAGATTCCTTGGACATCTAAATAAAGAACAAATCTATTTTTTAGTTTTGGCTCAAAATAAGCAAAGGGCCTGTATTGAGTATACTCAGAAGCCCCAGTTGAATCTAAAGTTAAAGATATTTCTCTTTTTTTTTCTCTAAATACAGGTGTAGATTTAGCCATTTTTCTTTATAATAAATATGTCAAAAACGTAAAATTAGTATATAATTAAACTAGTTTCTTCCGCCGCCGCCTCCTAGTAAGCCTCCTAATGCGCTAATACCGGCGTTCACTACTGTTTGAGCTGCTCCTTTTCCTATATTTATAGCAGCATCTTTTAATTGATTTCCTAAATTTGCCCCTCCTCCATCTAGTCCGGGTCCTTCTACATCTGGAAGTTTTATTTTACTTCCTCTAACCATAGCATAATCATACACAATTGTACCTTCCATTAGAACTAAATCATCGCTAGACATATCAAATTCGCCCCATTTTACTGAATCAAAAAATGCACCTACTAATATAAAAGAATCGACGACATCACCATGAGGGGAAAGAGATCTTAAATATAATGTTCTTTTATATTCGTGTATAAAGCCGTCCTCTCCCGGAGTTAATAAATTGAATGATGTGCCTGTAGTTCCTGAATTATGATGATAATTATTTATGTAGTCATGAAGCATTTTAGCTCCATTATCCTCTATAGGATCATAGAATCTAACAGTAATAGGTTGCCACCTAGATTTTCCTTTTACATGAAATTCAGTATTTATATAATCTACTGTAATGTGATTATTTTCTAAAGTAGGCCTATCCGCTGATTTTATAGCGTATGTAGGGAAGAAGGGACCAAATGGATCAGCTTGCATATATAACTCAAAACGCATCTGCTGTTTTGGGTTAAAATATTTGAAAGGTTTATGTGTAAATCCCATACATGTTT